AGTAATCATCTTCAACCCTTCCATTTTCTGGATTGCCGCCTGCAAGCTTTGCACCTGCTAATACTTTCTTGTTGTTCATTTTTAGTACCTACCCTAACTTATCCTTTCTGATTTATTTTATTGTTTTATTTATTTTCATTAATATATTCCGTTTTATTATTATTTATTTTCAATTTCATTAAAATTATAATTGAAATTACTTACACTTACTTTACCGTCTAAAGCTTTTGATAAAATCTCTTCAATAATTTTCTGTAATTTTTCCTCAGCATATTTACCACATCTGTTTATAAAATCATGTAAATCTTCTTCTGTAAATTCATCACTTGTAAAATTTTCTTCAACACAGATTGTAGCGTTCCATACGCCTTTGTACTTAGTTGTAACACCATTTTCTACTTTTTTAATCTCACTCATTGTTATTCTCTCCTTCCAACTTTTTCATAAGCTTTAAATTTTCTTGTATTTTAAATGGTCTGGATAAATTAATTGTAGCGTCTACCATTTTCTTTAATTGCGTTATTTCAGATAAACCTTTATTCTTTAATAACTTAGTTTGAATTTTTTTGTTAAGTTCTTTATAGATATTATTCTTGTTCTCCCAAAGTCCTGTGCGATTTAAAGTGATATGATATACTTTGTAATAACCGTCATAATCTGGAAACTGTTCTTTTATCTTTCTGTTTGTGATTTTTTTAAATGTTTCAATACTAATTTCATTTCTATACACTTCAAATAGCTTAGTAAGACCCATTTCCTTAAGTCCTTCTTCCTCAGCCTTAATAATTATCGTTTCCTCTTTTGAACCAAGAGTTATCACCTTGCTACCACTTTGTAACCCCATGTTATTAACTTTGAACAGCTTGTACCCTTTTCGGCACTTGATTAAAGCCTTGCTTTCAAGTTGGTCAAGAATATCTTTAAACATTCGACTAAGAAGATTATAAGATTTTGTAATATATTCTTCTAAATCATAAGGGTCGCTTTTAAGTATTTTAGATGAAGAATCAATATTATACCTACAATATTTAAAATCTGTATTAATAATCCCACAAGCCAAAAGTAATTCCATCATTGAGGTACAGACTGAATAATTATCTTGTTGAGATAGAAAATTACTTAATATGGCTTCAAGTAATTTTTGATACATTCCTTTAATTTCTTTTGCTTCTTTTTCCTGTTGTGAATATTCTCTTATGATTTTATAAAAGCCGTTTTTATGAATTACTTCATAATCTTTATAAATACTTTTAAGTAAAGTAGTTTTATAAGAACCTATAACATTATCTTTTCCTATAGCTTCACAAAGTTCTTTATAACGATAAGTCCTACCAATTTCTATCATTTTTTAAATATCCCATTCCTCTGGGTTGAAATCATAATCAGAAGCAACAAACTTATACTTTGTAAAACCTTGATTAAAGATTTTCTTATAAAAGTCAATAGCAACTTTTCTTAATGCTCTAAGGTCAGAATCATTAACTACAGTAAAATCATAGTTATAATTTTCAACTTCTCTATCAGCATGATTATCAGTTACTTTTGCAACTTTAGGATTCTGTACTAATAAAGTAAAAGTGTCATTAGGAAATTGATTCTTTATCCTTTCAATTTCTTTAGGCTCTCTACAATGTACAAAAAGAAATGAATGGTCATACATATCATTTAATCTTGTTTTGTCATAATACAACCAATCATTAATTTGTGTTGTAATATCTTTAAAAAGATAGTCATTATAGACTGTTATTAAATCCTTTAGGTCACTTAACATTTTTCTATCCTTTTCAGATTTCTCGTCATTCCAACCAAACATTCTAGCAATATTTTTTACATAATCAATAGTAGAAGTATTATTGATTTTATAAAAAATTTCTGGATTTACACAATAATTTTCATTTTCAACTGGAACAACACATTTTGCTAATTTAACAGTTTCTTCAATAACTCTTTTAGCAAAAGAGTCCTTACCAACTCCGCCAGAGCCATTGATAATAATAACTTTCTTTGTCGGTTTCTCCAATTCATTGTACCACCTTTCTGTATGTGATAACTATACAATAGCATAAGAAAACATATAAGTCAAGAGTATTTTTTTAAAATATTTTGTAATAAATATATTAGTAGAATTAAATAATAAAAAAGAACGTCCATTTGGACGCTCTTAGTTAAATAATAGTAATGATTTTTATAAGGGTATTTTAATTTTGGTACAATTAAATGTATCAGATATAGAAAACACCTTATTAGATACATTTGGTCGTACCAATATTAAAATATTTCTATATTTCTATTATTGTTTTTAATCAAGAGGACTATCTAAGCAAAAGAAATTAGGGTCTATTCTATTTTCTTTATATTTCATAATAGTTTCTTTTAAATTATAAGGACAAGATAATTCAATAGTTGCTTCAATATATGTGTTTAACAGTTTTTCATCTAATTCTTCTAATTCTTTTCTATCATTTGTTTTAATTTTTTCTTTAATGTGCATATTGATTTCTTTGCAAACATTTTTCTTGTTATAGTCCATAAATTTAGGATTAAAACTGATTCTATGAACTCTACAATACCCTGTATACCCCGGAAAAATTTTAGTAATTTCAATAGCAACCTTTAACTGAAAATTAAGAATATTATTATGGTTTGCATATACATCTCTTAAATTTCTACAACCTAATTCTTTAATGATTTTTTGTTCAATTTCTAAAATTTTTTCTTCATCTTTTGATTCTGGCTCAATATCTAAAGAAGTTGTATAATTATTTTCTTTCTTATAGATTCTAAATGATTTTCTATAAAAAATAATATCTTTTTTAGCAAGCTGTTCTAAAACTCTTTTAATTAAATTACCTAACATACTATAAGTAGTATTAAGATAATTTTCAAATATGTCTGGGTCTGTATCTAAAATTAAAGAAGCGTATACTGGATTGTATTTACAATACATATAATCTTGATTAACTAAAGCACACATTTGCATAAGCTGTCCAGTAGAAACAACTAAGAGATTTTCTTTTTGTTTAGATAAAACATCACTTAAAATTGCTTCGATGGATTTCTGGTACATTCCTTTAAGGTCGATAATACTTTTCTCTTGGTCTGTATATTCTCTTAATATTGTATAGTATGTTCCATTTTTTAAAATTTCATATTGACTTTGTAATCTTTGTAATTGATAAATTTTTGAAGAGCCTGTTTTACGTTCTAAATTTAATGCTTCGCACAATTCTTTGTATTTATAACTTTTATTAAATTCTAACATTTTATTTTCCTCCTTTATGTTAAATTGTAAATAAAGCAAATAAAATTTATAATGTTTTAAGATTTTTTGTACTATAAATGTTATAATATATAAAAATTACTACTTGTAACATTTGACGTACAAAAAATTTTAAATTTTTAATACTTTCTATTGCTATTAATCAACTTCATACTCCGATTATATCATATAATATAGAATATGTCAAGGGGTATAATATATATTATATAATATTAATATAAATATGTAAATCGTTATTGGTTCTTTATGTAGTGGCTTAGGGGATTGCCGTAAATAGCAGTCATTGTCGTGTCACAGACACGCCAATTCCTTGAAATTTACTTGCAATTTCAAACTACACAAATTGCATAGAACGAAATTTACCTATAGCGTTCCAAAAGCCGACAAGCGTCTTTTGTTCCACTATGACGGTAAATTTAGCAATTTGTGTAGTTTGACTCCCCCATTTTTTTATTTTTATTATTTTTTTAATAATTAATAATATATTATATATAACATAAATATTTATAATATAATAAATTATAATAATATATATTGACTTTATAACATTAATATGTAATAATAATATATATAATAATATATAAATATATAAAAGGAGGTCTAAAACGTTATATGCAAAATAAACGTAGAAAGATTTTCAAGATTTCGTCTGAACGTTTCCGAATGAACAACTGGCAGATTAATTTATCTAAAGAATTGGCAGTTCGTTTAGACGAATTGATTGACTTATTTGATTCACAAGCATTTCGACTGATAGATTTAATTACAATTATAGGTAACAAGCGGTACAAGCAAGATATGACGGATTTAATGCTTGCTGTGGAGATTTCCTCAATGAGTGATTATGACAAGGTTACGTCTAAAACTGGCGTGATTTTAAATGGTAAAAGGTTTTTGTGGGTTGTTGGAACTACTGGCGGTCTTAAAAATAATACTTTATTGTTTGCGAGAGAAGATATTTTACCAGAGTTAATTAAAAGGACTGATTGTGGTAGAAAGAAAGATTATAAAGCTATACCGGCTAAATTAGAGGCTTATATTGCTCTGACCTATTCAGCGTCCGTTGAGATACCAGAACCACGCTCTGTATTGGTTGTACGAGATTGTATCACTAAATTTAAGGGTGATGTGGTTAGAATTGACGGTAATGAAGCAGAAGAACCTATCGTTGAGGAAAAATTTGGTGTAGATTTGGAAAATAACGGTAGTGACGGCATGAATCTTTGTACACCAGAATATATGCAAAGAGTGGCTGATAAATTAGGTCTTGATTATTTACCTAGTGGTATTTGTTTAAGAAATGCTTATATGAAAGGTATGTTGAATGTCTTTGAGATTATAAAATTTGCTGATGAAATTGGTAAGGGATATAAAGTAAAAGATATTTGGGGTACTGAAAGAGATATTCGAGATGTGGATATGATTATTACTGAATCCAGTCTTAAGTTATGGGATAATTATTCTAGTTGGGAAGAATACCATAAATGTTATTATGAAAATGGTTATAGATTTTCTGCTACAAAAGTAACACCTAAAAAGTTGGAAGATACAAGAGAAACAAATTATCAGTATTTGCAAAGTTATGAATTGACAGATGAACAGATTGTAGAATTATGTAAACCTACTGTTGATTGGCTGAAAATGGCATTTGGTGGTGATTACCAGAAAACAAAAGAATTTTTGGGTGTTGGTGAAAAAACTAAAACTAAAGATTATGCACAAGCCTTATATTTAGATGAAAGAATGATGAATGACCCTTATGTGATTGACCGAATTAATAAAATGATTAAGAAAAAGATTAATCAAGCTAAGATAGGTAAGTTGAAAGTTGAAGGGAATTATCAGATTATTTTAAGCGACCCTTATGCTTTAATGCAGAGTATATATGGGTTAGAAGTTACTGGTTTACTTAAAGCTAATGAAATATATTCGCAATATTGGGTTGATAAAGGTGTAAACGAGGTGGTTTGTTTTCGTTCTCCTATGACCTCACATAATAATATTAGGAAAATGAAAGTAAATAACGATAAAAAATGCCAAGAATGGTATAAATATTCTAATACAATGATGATATTAAATGACTGGGACACAATATATATGGCGTTGAACGGTTGCGACACAGATGGGGATTCTATATATTCTACTAATAATAATGTACTTTTAAGTGCTTATAAATATACAAATGCTATTGACTGCGTACAACGTAAAGGTGAGAAAAGAATTGTTAAGAGAAGTGATATTAGAAAAAGTAATAAAAAAGGACTTGGTAATGAAGTTGCAATAATTACTAATAGAGTATCAGCACAAATAGATAAATTACCTTTGTTGCAAAAAAACTCTAAAGAATATATAGAATTAAATAAAAGAATATTGTGTGGACAGTTATATCAACAATTAAGTTTAGATAAACTAAAAGGAATTATTTGTAAAGAAATGCCTAAATATTGGTACGTTTCAAAGTTATGTACCACTACATTGGATAAAGCAATCGTAACAGATAAAAAGCCTTATTACTTTATTTATAATTATTCTTCTTTAAAGAAAGATTATGATAATTATATAAAAAATTGTGACCTTAAATGTGTTATGCTTTATGGTTGTAAAGTAAACGAACTAAGAAAAAAACAAAATCTTACAGAAGAACAGCAAAAATTTTTAGAATGGTATGATATAAAAATGCCTGTAAACATTTCTGATTCCACTATGAACCGAATTTGCCGATACGTGGAAAGTGAATTTGATGGTAGGGTAGCGGAACTTAAATCTAAAGGTTTTGATTATGAATTTCTTAAATCTCCTATTCAGAGAAGTTCGCCTAAAACAAAAGAGGATATTGAGAATCTTGAAAAAGAATACATTAAACGTATTAAGCAATTTAAGAAAATTGTGATTGAGAAAAATTTAAGTACAGAAGAAGCAAACACAAGAGTAATGAGTATACAGCATGAATTTAGAGTAAGAGCAGAAGAAATTTGTCCAAACAAAGATAGACTTGTTAATATTATGCTTGACTTATGCTATGGACAGAATAAGAATAAATACTTTTGTTGGGCTGTTGTCGGTGATTTAATAATAGAAAATTTAAAGAAATTGCATGAAAATAGTTGACAAATCAATTAAAATGTAATAGAATAGGAGTGTAAGATATGAAAAACAAAATCATTCTTAATGAAAATCAGTATATAAAAGATATTTTAACAAATATTTATTCTGATAAAATAGAGGAAATTGTTAAACCAGATATAGGTTTTTTTAAATTTCTTTTATGGCTGATTAAATATTATTCCGATAAAGAGTTTGATTATGCATTACATCATGTGGAAGATTTAGTAAGAAATGCAATGACTAAAATTTATCAAAAAGAATACGTACATGAAAAATGGCGTAAGATGATTATGAATGTATATGATAATCTAAGGAACGGTATTATTAAACCTTTAAGTCATATATGCTATATAGATGTTTACGCATGGGATATGACACAAGTATTCAAAGGTGAAACTGACCGAGAGCGTAAGTTGATGTTTTCTGCATACGTTATGGCTCATTATAAAGCGGCTAACGGTTGGTTAAACCTTAAAACCATAAAAGATATTGGTGATTGGTTTGAACTGTCAAACGTGGCTTGTACCGCTTTTGAACGTATGAAACTGATTGGTGAGTTGAAAAGAAAAGGTTTAGTTGAGGTTACAAACTCTTGCGATAACTTGAACATTAAAGTAAAAATGTTAGAAGATTATGAGGGAATGGAACCAGTTTTCAGAATCAGTGAAATGGAAAATTTGGGAAACCTTTTAATTGCGACTTACAAAGAGGGGTATGCAATGTGTTCAAAATGCGGTAAACTTATTAAGGTTGACAACACTTTATTTGCAGTTTGTAAAAAATGTTCAAAAACAGTCTAATTTTTTCAATAAGGTGAAATAAGGGTGCAAAATATGCACTTTCAAAAATAAAATTATTTTGTATAAAAAGTATTGAAGATTAAATCACTTTTTGAAAGAGCAAAATCGTTTTCTATTAATGGATAGAGAACGTCCAAAAATAAAAAATCAAAGGGGTATGGGAGTGACCTTTTAGGCACTCACCAATTCCCCTAAGAAATAAAAATGAATAAAACGAATAAAAAGAAAGAAATGAGGTAATTTATTATGGCAAAGAAAGCAATTAAGGTATCTAAGGTTAGCACCGCAGAGTTAGTAAAGATGGTAGCATACAAGGCACAGGCTACTCAGAAGGACACAAAGGCTGTTCTGACTGCGTTTTATGAGATTGCCGCTACTTGCATTGCTTCTGGTAAGAAGTTTGATATGAACGGTTTTGGAAAGATTGATTTCACTACTATTAAGGGTAGACCAGAAAGAACTGGTATTATCAATCCTGCTACTGGCGAAATTGGACAGTTAAGTGCAACCCCAGATTATACTAAGCCAGTATTTAAGATGTCTAAGAAGTTAAGAGAAACCGTTAAGGAAAAGACACAGGACGCACCTTTTGTAGAGTAATCATAAAGGAGTAACAAGTTATGGCAAGACCTAATAAAGATGGTGTCATTGTTAAGTCTTTAAGCCCTAACGAACTCGCAGAACTGATAGCCATTTCAGTTAAGAAAACTAAACCAAGTTTCACAACTGAAATGGCTAAGTTATGTATGAAAACTTTTATTGAAATTATGGCAGATGAAATAAAAAATAATGGTTATTTCAATATTCCTAATATTGGTACTTTTAAGATTTCCACTTGCGGTGGTGCAATCAAGAGAGTATATAATATTCAGACGAAACAGAAAAATAATGTTATGATACCATTGACGTATATGGTTAGATTTAAAACTTCTGAATATCTCAAAGGATATTTAAACAACCTTGAACCGTCATTAAAGGTAAAAAATAAGTCTGCGGCTAAAGTAAAAGAAGCTGTAAAACCAGAATTTCAAAGAGAAGTAATGATAGAAAAGCAAAAAAGAGTAAGAAAGCAAAAAAGATTAGCTGAAATGCTTGAACCAGATTATGTCGAGTTCGTAGAGAAAAAGAAAGGCAAATAATGTTGTCTTTCTTTTTTTGATGGAAACGAGGGAGTGTTATGGCAACCATTATAAGAAAAGAAAGACCCATAACAGAATCGTTTTGTATTCGTTGCAACAGACCTTATGATATTAAGAAATTCTATAAATCTGACAATCCAAACCATGCAAATAAAGTAGTTCCTTATTGTACCACTTGCTGTAAGACAATTTATCAAAATTATTACAATAAATATGGAGATATTAAGTTAGCTTTATGGTCAACATGTGCTGAGATAGGAATACCATTTATACAAAAAGTATATGACGGTCTGATGGAAAAAGTTGAAAAAGAAAAAGAAGAGGGTACTTTGTCTAGTACATATAACTACTGGGGACAGTATTATGTAACTTTTTTAGCTTTAAAGAAAAAATCAGATAAATGGGATTGTTTTGGACAGACAGACGTAGATAGAAGTTCTATGACCTCCAATGATGAAGAAACGCAACGTAAATTGAATATACAAGATTTAATTCTGGATTGGGGAGAACAATCAGATGAAGATTATGCTTATCTTGAATATAGATGGGGATTCTACACTGATGATATTAATTTGACGCCAGCACAAGAGAGTTTATATCGTAAACTTTGTATTGCTGAATTAAGATATAAAAAAGAAGTCGATATGGGTAACTCTGGTAAAGAAGAGCAAGATATGGTTTTAAAATTAATGAAAACTTTAAAACTTGATAACTTTACCCAGAAAAAAGAAAAGACTTTGACTGAACAAATGCTTGAACATCAGATTTGGGAAATAGAGAATACTGAACCTTGTGAATGTGAAGATTTGGAAAAATATAAAGATTTCTGTAATATTGAGGCAGATTGGTTTAAGTATGTGGTTTCTGCTGTAAAGAATCTGATTGCGGGTACGAAGGAATACCCTTTAATTCCACGAAAGAAAGATTAGGGTGATGTCTATGTTAGAAGAAAACAAAGATATAGATATTATTAGTCTTGTGGAAAAAAGAAAGAAAAAACAAGAAGAAAAGAAAAAAACTGACAGAAGATTACCATGGGAACAAAGAAAGAAAAATATTAAGGAATGGACAACATTCTATAGACGTAAATATAACATAACATGCTAAAGAAGATTAAAGATTAAATTATATCCGTTTCAGCATGTTATGTTATATTTAGTCGGAATATCACAAATATGGTATGGAATTTGCAGTAGAGGTGGAAGTAAATCATTTATTATCGCTCTTGCAGGAGTGATTCACGCATTATTGTTTCCATATGCAGAAGTTGTTATTACTTCTTCCACAATTCCCCAAGCTACTAAGATGGTTAAAAAGAAAATGGAAGATGAATTGTGTAAAAAACTTTCATCTGTTTTAAAATATTATTATGATAACGGAGATATTGTCTTTCGTTATAATAATGATGCTATAGAAGTAGACTTGAAAAAGATTAACGGAAGTATGATAACTGTATTGCCTTGTTTGGAATCAAGTAGGGGAGAGAGAAGTACTTTTCTTATATATGAAGAGTGTCGATTACTTAAAAAGACAATACTTGATTCTGTATTCTCTAAAATGGCACATCCAAGACAAGCGGCTTATACTTTACGTGATGAGTACAAAGATAAAGATGGAAAAACATTACCACGTTGGATTGAGCAATGTAAAACAGCATATATTACATCTGCCAGATTTAAACATGAGTGGTTTTGGAAAGAATTTAAACTTGTGGTTCAAAAGTGTATGACACAAACTAAACATACATATAATTTCTTTGCATCTAATATTTTTCTTGCAATTTTATTTAACCTTAAAACATGGGCTGATTACTGGCATGATAAAGAATTTGACAGTGATATAGATTTTGTTACTGAGGACTTAAATGAAATGTACGGTGAAACAGAGGGTGCTTTCTTCTTACTTGAAGATTTTAGAAAGAATCAAGTAATAAAAAGAGCCTATAAACCACCTACGCCTATGGATGTATTTATGTCAACTGATTTAGGCAATAGACCTAAAGGTGAATTTGAAAAACGTTTACTTTTCATCGATTATGCTTTCGTAAATAGTAATACAAACGATAACGATAACAGTGTTATTGGTTGTATGTCTGTCATTATGAAAGATGGTAAAACAAGACGAAAAGTAGAATATATTGGTACTCACCCTGCTAGTGATAGTGAGGGATTCCAACAAAAGATTAGAGAGTTCTTTTGGGATTATCAAGCAGATTATATCGTAATGGACGAAAGAAGCGGTGGTACTCTTTATTATACAGAGTTATCTAAACCTTTTGAACACCCATCACGAAGTAATTGGAATCCACATGGATTTACAGTTTGTTATGAATCTGCTTTACAGATAGTTCCAGACGCTAAAATTCAAGAACTTAAAGGCAAAACGGTTGATGCAGAAGCTATACCATGTATCATACCTATTGTTGGTACAAGTGAACGAAATAGTTTAATGTGGCTTGATTTAAAGAAAGCCCTAGATAATGAAATGATTGAATTTTTGGTAGATGAATTAACGATTGAAACAGAACTTGAAGAAGATGTAAATTATCTTACTATGAGTTCTGAGGAAAAAGTTAATATTAAGTTGCCATATGTTCAAACTGCATTAATGATGTCAGAAGCTATTAGTTTAACTCAAACATGGAATAACGGTATTTTGAAATTATCAGAACCTAACAGAAATAGTGCGACAAAGGATAAGATTGTAGCTTTAAGTTATGGAAACCATATTGCAACCTTAATAGGCGATAAATATGCTGTAGACGAACAAAGAGATACAAATTTAGATGAGTTAGACCAACTTGTGTTCTAAGTGTATATGGGTGGTCTTATCAACTGCTATGTTAGGACTGCCCTTTACATAAAAATATTTAAAGAAAGGAGATGAGAACTACGAAAAATAGTCCAAGATTAACTCCTAGAGTAGAAGAACCTGTTATGCTATCAGAACAACAGGTTTATGATGTAGTAAGTTTTGCTCAGAGTTTATATGGAATGGATAGTTTTGGAGTATATAGTCCATGGTTAAGTAATCAAAATCTGGTTAATCTTAACAATAATGCTAAAATTCCAAAATATGATGATATTATAAAGGCTTTAAGTGAGTATAAAACTGGTGCTACAAATTTACAGGCTTATAGTGAGTTTATGGAAGTATTCGATATGATTTATAACAGAACTATTGAATACTACACAAATCTCCTTTCTTTTGACTTACAGATTACTTGTAAAAATGCTAAGAAAGAAGATTATAAGTCTGATAATTATAAAGCTGATAAAGCAAGAATTTATAAATTCCTTGACAATTTTGATTATAAGGGTGAATTTAAAAAAGTTGTAAAACAGCTTTTAAGGCATGAAGTACATTATACAAGTTTTAGAACAAATATGGATAGGAATAATCCTAAATATGCTCTACAAACATTGCCACAAGATAGGTGCATCTTAACTGGTTATTTTGAAAGTGGCTTATTATTCGACTTCGACATGATGTACTTTATTGGTATGCAAGGTGTAGATATAGATTGCTATGCTCCTGTGTTTAAAAAATACCTTAGAGAAGTATGGGACGGTAAAGATTTTAAAGATTATATTCCGTCAAACGGCTTAAGTAATCGTGATGGTACTTTTACTCTTTATCACCAGACAAGTCCTAATGATGGTTTCTGGGCTTTCAAGTTTGACACAAGTAATTTTGCAAGTGTTCCTTTTATGGCTCCGTATTTAAAGAATGTTTTCAATAACACAGAGATTGCAAAGTTACAAAAAAATAAAGATATTGCCAGTGCTTTTGGTATACTTTACGGTGAGATGAAAATGCAAGATTCTGCAAAATCTGGTGAGGTTGCTGATAGATTTGCAGTCAAACCAAGTACATTAGGACGATTAATGAAACTTGTTGCTAGTGGATTGAAAAACTCTATGACACAAGATAAAATTGTTCGTTCTATTGCCTTACCTCTTGAAGAAGTTGAATTTAAACAGTTTGAGGATAAAAATACGGATATGGCTACTACTGCCGCTAAAGATACAGTGGGATATGGTAGTTCTGCAAGCCGTTTAATTTACGCTACGGATAGAATGTCAAATGAGGAACTTCAAGCGGCTATTACTGCTGATTATGAGATTGTGGCTAAATTATATACTCAATTTAACAATTTCTTAGAGTTCTATGCTAATCAGAAAACTAAACAATTTAAGTTTAAGTTTACGTTTGATGGATGTACACAACCATTTTGGCGTAAAAAGAAGCAAGATGCTATTATGAAATTAGCAGATGTGGGTATGGTGCTTAATTCAAGTGCTTATGCTTCTGCTTTTGGATATAAACCTATGGATTTTGAGAGAATGTTGGAAGAAGCACATAATAGTGATTTCTTAGACAATTTATCACAACTTTTGTCTATTCATACCATGAGTGGGGGTAGTGGACAAGTTGGTAGACCTCAAAGTGAAGAAGCCATTTCTGATTCTGCGGAACGGTCACGAAATCAATGAAAAAGAGCAAGGAATCCCATTAGCTTTAGCTTGTGGGTAGTTGACTAGGTACTGATTAGTAACAGTGAGTAACACTGGTTGAAAGAGGTGAGTTGATTTGTTGATACATGAAGAAACAAGTGAAGCGTTAGACGTGCTGTATGGAGCGTTTTTTGATTTGAACGCAACTTTGGATAGAGTAGCTTCTGTTATGCTAAACGATTTTTCTATGCCAAACGCAGGAGAAATTGTACATCTTAACATAAGTCATACTATGCCTTTACTTGCAGATGTTGTGAGTGAAATTAAAGATAATTATAATTTATCTTCTATTCGCCCAGAAGTCCATAAAGATGATAGAAATTATTCTAATTTAGCTGATATGTTTTCTACGGTCTTAAAAGAGTTTAGCGAAGTTTATGAAATTATGAATAAAGTAGTAGACATTGCTATTGCTCATAGGGATAGAAACGTAACTTCTGATATGTATAGATTATTTAGAAAATACAATATCATTATGGGACAAGTAAATACATTAAATGATAAAGCACAACAAATGCCTACAGATTTCGATAAGTTTGATTTTAATATTAGTAAATGGGGTATCAAAGGGGTGAAATTATGATTTTTCGTAGTACACCTTTAAATGATACAGACTATTGGCGAGTAACCAATTCACAAGAGAATTTGTTGTTACAAGAAAATGGTCTTATGCCCATGTATATGGATAGAGAAGCAACTTATTATAAGATTGATAAGAAATTTGTAGATAAGTATATGAAATTGAGCGAAACTCATGGAATATTAAAAGAAAGAGCGGATAAAACATGGAAAAGCAAGTAATAAAAGACCCCTCTGTTGCAAAAAAGTTAATAAAAAACGGATTTAAAGTAATTGATATTGCTCCAAAAAAAGAAAAAAATAAAGAACGAGAAACAGTATTTTTCTTTGAAAAAACAAAAGAATTAGAAGAATTTTTATACAAAAATAATTAAAATTTTTATGAGGTGAGTGATTTTGAGTGAAAGACAAAAAATTTGTGGTATTTATTGTATAGTAAATTTAATAAACGATAAGAAATATATTGGTAAAAGCACTGATATAATTCGACGTTGGAGAGAACATTGCAAAATTTACGGTGCTAAAACAGAAGAAAGAAGAATAACATTATTTAAAAGAAATGAAGTTCTCTATAAAGAGATGTTGGTTTATGGCAAAGAAAATTTTAATTTAAAAGTTTTAGAACAATGCTCTAAAGAAGATTTGGATGAAAAAGAAAAGTATTGGATAAATAAATTGAATACTAGAACAAAAGAGTATGGTGGAAATGGTTATAATATAGCCAAAGGCGGTAATATGAGTGCGTTACATGAAGTAAAAAATAAAAAAGATAGGAAAAATAAAAAACCAACATATCAATATGATTTAGACGGTAATTTTGTAAAAGTCTACCCTAATTTAGAAAAAGCCGCAGAAAGTGTAAAAGGTAGCGTAGGTGGTTTATATTGTGCTTTAAATAGAGAAACTCCTTATAGAAAATATTTATGGTTTACTTATAGACCGCAAAAAGTAGAAAAATACAAACCTCTCCCTTCTGCAAAAAGAAAGAAAATTGCTTGTTATGATTTGAATGGTAATTTTATAAAAGTATATGATTATTTAGATGATATATTAAAAGATAACTCTACTTCTGCAAGAAATATTAGAGATTGTGTTGTGGGTAGACAGCGTACGGCAGGTGGGTCTGTTTATAAGGATATTGATGAAAATGAAAAATTACCAATGAAAATAAAAACACAAAAAAGTTATAAAGAAGTTATACAATACGATAAAAATAAAAACATACTTAAAGTATATAAACATGCTTTTGAAGCATCAAAAGAATTGCACGTAGGACAAACAACAGTGGTTTCTAATTGCAATACTGGGAAATTATGGAAAAACTGTTATTGGGAAAGAAGGTGATAATTTGAATAAGTATTCTTTTTCTATTTCAAATGTAGAAATGTTTGAAGCAGAAAATTACGATAAAGATGAATTTGGTATAGTGCATCTTGATTTTTTAGGAACAAATCCTAATTCACATCAATTAGAAATTTCAGAAGAAGTTTTGAAAAAATATGCGAATACTATTTTAGGAAAATGGATAGTGGCTGATATGACTAAAATTATAGATTGTGGCTCACATTCTCCATTGGAAAAAATAGTGGGTTATATTCCAGAAACACAAGATATTAAATTCACTCGTAATAACGACGGATATTTAAGAGCGAATTGTGTAGGAATTATTTCTAAAATATACGCCCAAGATTTCTGTGAAGTTTTTATGAACACTAATACAAAAAGAAGTGTTTCTGTAGAAATGCTTACAGCAGGGGAAGAATTTAATCAAAATAAATTGGTAGCACTTAATATAGTAGGTGTTACAGTTTTAGGATTAAAAATAAAACCTTCTTCTCCTGGTTCTGAGATTAATTTTACAAGGTTTTCTGAGAAAGAAAAAATAGAAGAAAAGTATTGTAATATTATTCAAAAAATGAATGATAATAGTTTATCTGAATTAAAGAAATTCGCAAAAGAAAGGAGGGTAAACATGGAAAAGAAAAAATATAAAGTAGATAAATCTAAGGATTCTATGGTAGATACACCATGGAGCGAAGTAGATAAAACTGAACTTTATAAGAAAATTATTGACGCTTCTAATGCTGATACTCTCGTTAAAGATGTATACATGAAAGTAGAAAATGGTTGGAAAGACGCACCATCTGATAAACTGAAATATCCAGTTATGCAGTTTAAAGGTGATACTTTAGTGTATAATCGTAATGGTTTAAGTTCTGCTTTAGGTTATGCTAAAGCTGAAAATGAAACTGATGTTGTGTCTAAAATTGAAAAGATTTATAAAAGTCTTGATATTGAAGATAATGACGATAATAAAGAGAGTAAAGGAAAGGAAAGTAAAACTATGCAAGAACAGAAATTTGAAATTGAAGGAAGAAAAGCATGGGGTGATATTATTGCTAAAGTTCAAGACCATGAGGGTAAAGATGTCTATGTTGATTCCGTAGAAAAAGACCATATTATTTATACTAAAGGTGATGAAAGGTATCGTGTTGAAGCTGATATTAAAGTTAGTAAAGACGATAAAAAGGTTTCTGCTGATATTAAGTGGAACACTGTAAAGAAAGATAAAGTTCAGAAAATGGAAGAAAAAACAGATGATGATGAACATGACGATGAAGAACATGAAGATAATAAAGAAAAAGCTAAAATGGAAGAAAAACAGGACAAGGCAATTACTATGTCTGAATGTGTAGATTTCATTAAGAAACTTTCCACAGATGCTAATGTAGATGCTTCTGCTTACTGCGAAATGCTTGAAAAAGAAGCTGAAAAGAACGCTAAATTAGCAAAAGATTTAGAGGATAAAGACAATATTATCATGCAGAAAGATACAGAACTTGGTGAATTGAGAAAGTTCAAAGAAGATACAGAAAAGAAATCTGTAGAAATGGAAGTTGCAAAAACACTTGAAGAAGTTAAGAATTTTGTTGACAAAGACGAATTTGAAAAGTTTGAGTGTGAGGGAAAACTTTGTAAGATGTCTGAATTAGACGGTTGGAAGAACAAGGTTAAGAGTGTAGCTTTTGAAGCAAGTAAAAAGTCCAATAAATCAAGACAGGGATTATGGCGTATGGGTTCACCTGTTGAAACAAATAAAAATACTGGTTTATGGGCTGATTAATAAAAAATAATAAGAAAAGTGAGGTAATTAGAATATGGCTAATACAGTTTTAGTTTTATCCAGAATTGCGGCTGATAACGTAGACGCTTATAATCGTAGTGCTATTTGTAGTGAAGATGTTATGAACGGTACTGTAGTTACTCTTGAAAGTGGTTTCAGTGAAACAGCAGGTAAGGAATTTGTATGGACAGCTACTCCTTTAGGTGACGCAGGTAAACATGCTCAGTATTGGATGGCTTGCGCCCCAGAAGTAAACGTACTTGCTGATGGTACTTTATTGTACAAGGGTATTAGTGTTGACCCAAGAAACTACACCAACGTTAAGAATGTAGAATTTGATGTATTTTCTTTACAGATTGGTGACTGTGTACAGATTTCTACACCGTTCTTTGCAAGCGCACAAGACCCTGCTACCATTGGTGCTACAGCTAAGTTTGTAGAATATACCGCAGATACTGGTTGGAAAGCTATTGCAGAAGCTACAAGTGCTTACAGTGGTTTAAGATTTGCTATTCGCAAAGCTATGCCTTTTGCTATTGGTACTGATAGTGAAGCAGGTTGGATTCTTGAAAGAGTTCAGTAATTTTGATTGTATATATTAGAAAGGGGATTTTAGACTTATGGCTATTAAGGATTTATCCATTATTAAGTTCTCTAACGGTAATGAGGACACTTTAAAATTTGTTGACAGATTCAGAGATTACTATTTCCACTACATGTCTAAGGTAAACAAAAAGGAATTAGGTGATTTTGATAATTCTGTTTCTCTGAGTGAAAAGGAAGATAAGATTAATAAGTCTTTCTTAGGTGAGGTTCAGAGATTCGCAGGTTGTAATTTACCAGAAGATATTCAGCCTATGCATTTAGTTGCTAATCCAATGATGCAGTGGGCGGCTTTTGCTGTTGTTGATATGCTGATTCAGGCAGTATTACCAGAAACCATTATTCGTTCTGTTGGAGTGTATACCGAAGTTCGTAATGTTGCTTGGGGTGATTCTGCACAGTTTGAGATTAAACCAAGAGCATTAATGACTGTTTCTACTGGTGCACATGGTCAGAGAACTACTATTCGTCAGAAACAGTTTAGTGCAAACAAGACCCTTAATCCAGTAAACCACAACATTACTGTTTATGCTTCTTTGTATAAGGTTCTGGCAGGTAAGGAGAATTTAGCTGAGTTTGTAAGAACTGCTGTTCGTTCTATGGAAACCGCTTTCTCTCTGGACGCTTACAATGCACTGAACGCAGGTTTAACTGCGGCTACTTATCCTACAGCTTTAGTTAAGACTGGCTATACACAGGACACTCTGCTTGGTCTGTGCCAGACTGTAACTGCTTATAATCAGGGTGATAAGGCTGTAATCGTAGGTACTGCACTTGCATTATCTAAGATTATTCCAAATGCCGCTAATGGTTACAGAATCGTAACAGATAGTAACTCCCAGAGTATTCAGCTTATTAAGAACTTCTTTGATTACGATATTATGGTTCTGCCGCAGGTTGCTACTGGTGATTATTCTCAGTATTCTCTGGCACTTGATGATAAGAAGATTTATGTTGTATCTCCGTCTACAGATAAGTTAGTTAAAATGGTAATTGAAGGTACTCAACTCAGCAATGGAAATAACTACTACGATAACGCAAATCTTACATCTAACACTACTATTAATAAGAGTTGGGCATGTGAACTTATTACTAACTCAACTGCTGGTTTAGTTAAACTTGACTAATTTTAATTGGTCTTTTTAAGACTTAAGCATAAAAATGCCAAGGAAGTTTTATGCTTTCTTGGCATTTCTTTTTTAATGAATAAAATGAATGAAAGGATTTAAACGATATGGCAACCGCAAAAACAGCAAAAAAGACTGCTACAACACCTATTGTTGAGGAAGCTGTAACAGAAAACGTAGAAGAAAAATCTACAAATACGGTAACACTTAGTACAGAACAATTTGAAGCACTTATGAACAGACTTAATGACTTAGAGGGAAAGGTTAAGACACAAGGAGTTACCCAGTTTGCACCGTCTGGTAACGATAGGTTTTATAACTACCTCGAAGTTGAAGTACCAGTTGTAAGTATGTGTCAAGGCGAGTTAAACTTAGCAACACAAGGTAGAGGTCAAGGAAATATTTATACTTTTACTGATTTTGGGCAGATTATGGATATTCCGTTTGGCGATTTGAAAGATATTGTACAGCACAATCAGAGATTTGCTAATGAGGGATATTTCTATATTGCTGATGAAGAAGTTGTTAAGAAATTAAGAAAAACGTCTGAATATAATAAGATGTTGCCACCAGATGTTATTGAGAATATTTTCAAGAATGACGCAAATAAAATCATTGACCTTTATAATATGGCTCCAAGAGGTCAGAAGGAAACCATTGTTGAAATGATTAAAAATAAGTGTTTACAAGGAATTAATGTAGATGCAAACGTTCTGGTTAAACTTGGTGAACTTACTGGAATTGATTTCGTAAATATCGAAGCTGAATAATTAATGAAAAGGAGGTGAAAGACTATGGCTACTTCCTTTGATAGTATAAAAGACTTAGCATTAATTATTATTCGTGATTACAAATTGGATAAACTTTATGAAAAAAGTGCTGATGATTTTCAAAAATATACTGATGGAATGTTAATTAAATCTATACCTAAATTTGTTGAATGTTTACAACCTCTTGATTACGATATAGAAACTAGAGAATTTGCTAATGAATTAACTTTGAAAGAACAAAGTATTTTAGCAGATTGGTTCGTATACACTTGGTTTGAAACCAATGTTAATGACGTTACTCAATTTAATTTACATCTTACCAACACAGACTTTAAACATTATGCAGAAGCAAATAATCTGGACGCTAAATCTGAATATCTGGATAGAATGAGAGAAAAGATAAAGCAAGATAGTTTGGATTATCAAAATGAAAACATTGACAAAATTCCAGACTTGCAGTTGGTGTTTTAATGAATAAAAGTTTAATTATTGGAAAGTTATATAAGGCTTTATGTATTTATGAAACTTCAAGAGAAGATTATTATAAATATTTAGAAACCTTATTAGTTTGGTTGAATGGTGTAAAGAAAAATGAGATAAATGAACAAGTTATTATTATCATAAGAGGTTTAAACAATTTAGGAACAGAAGCTACACATTATATGGTAAAGGCTTCTATTTTTCAAGCAATAGATTTAGTAAAATAAAATAACAAATAAATCGTTAAAGGAGTAAACGGTATGTTAGTAGAAATTTCAAAATTTGGTAAAAATGAAGTTGTTGTTGTTTCAAGCTTAGATGTGGCAGATACCTTTGGGAAAGAACACAACAAAGTTCTTAGAGATATTCGTGAATTAGGTTGTTCAAACGAATTTAGACTGTCCAATTTTGGACAGTCCGAATATATCAATAGCCAAAATAAAAAAATGCCAATGTATTACATGACAAGAGATGGATTTACATTACTTGTTATGGGGTATACTGGTGAAAAGGCTATGCAATTTAAAGAAGCGTATATCCGTCAGTTTAATCAAATGGAGCAACTTCTTATTGGTAAACTGAAAGAACGTGAAAAAGGTATTGCTGTACGTCAAGCCTTAACTAATACAATTAAAGAGTGTGGTGAAAATGAGCGAATGAAAGGTTTTGCTTATTCAACATATACTGATTTAATTTATAAACTGAATTTTGGAAAGACTTCCAAGCAAATCAGAGATGAAAAACAACTAAGCAAATCAGACAATTTACGAGATACATTTACTACTGATGAATTAAAAGATATTCAGCGTGATGAAATGCTAGTAAGTGGTTTGATTGGTAATGGTTGGGGTTATAAAGAAATTAAACAATTTCTCTTAAATTCCTCTTTTAAGAAAATAGAATAACGAAAGGTGGACATAGCCATGGCATTAACTTATTATGGTGCTTACCTAGAGGGTCTGGCTATGACCCCTAACAGTAAGTATAGAAATGATATACAAGCATTGGTCGATTCTCAATGGGATAATACTACTGTGCAATATGATGTGGGCGAAGAAACTGAAATAGGTTCTTTTGAGTTTAATCCTATAGCTGTTTATATAAACCATGTCATAGAGGAAACAAGCACCGGACGTAAAAATGGTGATGATTTCAGAAAGTTGATTTTCAAGGATATTATTCAAGAGAATGGTTCTTCTGATAGAAATACTAGAGGATTATTATACCAATTTGATGACAATTTCTGGATTACAACATTTACAGACAACTATAACAGTGTTTCCGAAGCCGTTGTTGTCAGACGTTGTAATAATCTTGTAAAATATGTAGACGAAAATACTGGTGATATTATATCAATACCTTGTATTTTGGACTATACACCTACATCACCTTCACCTAAGTACATGGAAGATATTGTTACCCCAGATAATCATGTTGTAATGATTGTACAAGGAAACAAAGAAACAATCAAATGGAAACAAAATAAAAGGTTTATTTTTAATGGTAGACCTTTTAAGATTACTGGGTATAATAATTATATGCAGAATAGCTATATAGACCAAGATACCACTATTCTTTATATAGACTTATATCTTGATGAAATTCAACCATCTGATGATATTGAAAATAATGTGGCTAATCGTTATGAGCATACTTTTTCGATTATGATACAAGACGGTGAATTTGAAGTAGTACAAGGTGGTAGCGGTAGGTTACAAGCTATTGTAATGAGGGATAATGAGCAACTGTCTATTCCTTTACAATGGTGGGTTGTACCGTCTGAAAGTGCGACAATAGACAAAAACGGTAATTATCAGATTTCAGATGATGTTGAGTTGGGGTCTAAGATTGAATTTCATGTGGCTACCAGTCAGTACAAGACAGTACAAGACGAAGCAATATGTACTGTGGTAGAAACTGTGACTGAGAAAAAAGAGATTGTTATAACCCCTGTTTTTACGCAAGTGCGTCAAGGTAATGTTCAAATTTTTGAACCAATGTTGATGATTAATGGTGTTAAACAGAATGTTGATATTACTGTAACTGCAACTGGTGTTAAACAAGGATATTATACTTTGTCTAAATCAGATAATACATATGCTTTAACTTGCATAAAACCTACGTCTGATGTATTGATTTTAACAATAGAAGCTGATGATTTAACATTACAAAAAGAAATTAAGCTAGTGTCTGCGTTTTAGAAAGGAGTGTGCGTAAATGTTTAATAATTTTGCAAATTTGCCATATGTTCCTTATAAAATTATAATGACATTGGCTCAAAATAATGAAAATATATTTAAACTTCTTAAGTATGGTACTTATGATTGTTTAAGCAAACCTAATCTTACGTTTGAAGAAAAAATGGGAATGATTTATAAAAATCAAGACCAACAACAAAAATATAGGATATTTTTAAATCCTTTGGTTGAAAATATGCAATATGATGCAACAACCATATTGAAATGTTTTAAGTATGACAGTTATCCAATAAACCCTTATTTATGTACTGTTGTATATGAATTTGATGTTTTATTTGGTGATAAAATTGCTATTGTGGACTATAATGGTATTCCTTGTAATAGGGCTGATGTTATGGAAACTGAGATTATGAAAACACTTAATGGTTCTTATGCTATGGACGGTGTTGGACAATTTCAGTTTAACGCAGAACTATCACAATATTGTAGGTCTAGGGCGGCTTTGAATAATACAAGAAACTACAATGGTGCAAGTATATTTATGGCTGTTCAGATTGGTAGTATAAGTGAGGGGTGTGTTTAATGAAGTTTGATATAACACCTTATCAGAATTATATTGAAATGGATAAACCTATCCCTTATGTTACTAGACATAAACAAGTAATATTGTTATATCCAGTTAAGTTAAAAGAAGCTAATGACTTTGTAAACTGTTATAATGTACTTACAATAGATAAAAACACATTTGAAGATATAGAAATTATTCAGAGTTCTTATTTACAATTTCTTTTGCAAATGGTTTTAGGACAAGATTTGTTTGGAAAAGTTGAAAAACATTCTATGAGATATTGGCAATTTGTCAGAATTATAGAATTATGTTTTGGACTTGATAAGATTGAAGAACAGTTTAAAATCAAGATTAATGAAAAAGGTAAATTTATTCTTGAAATAAATGACGTGATTATAGATTATAAGGATTTTGATAACATAATTCAAATTATACAATATCAGAATATCTATGATTATGAAGATGAAAGAGATTTAAACCCAGATTATAAGAAAGCTGTTGATGAATATTATAGTTTGGTGAATAAGAATAAAGAACCCATAACATTAGAAAGAAAAATATCTATTGTTTCAGCACACAACGGCATGTTAAAGAAGGATTTGCTTGAAATGACTTTTTATAGTTTTACGTCTTTGTTTAATGCTGTTGTTGAACAGATTGATTACGTTGTGAATAAGAATTTTGAAGCAAATGGTGGAAAGTTTAAAAAGCCTATAGAGCATTTTGCATATAAAAACAAGAAAGGTAAATATGCAGATGCTTTTGTAAATAAAAAGAATATTGGACAAGGATTTAAAAATGTCTGAAATATGAAAGGAGTAATATAATGGATGCTTTTTTAGCCGGTGTAGCAAATGTTGACCTTTTTGTAGGCGATGAACTGTTTGCTACTGCAAAAACTTTGACAGATTCTACTTTTAGTTTTGATGTATCTCTCGAAGATATTCGTGGTGGACAAGGTGCAAAACTGTATGGCAAATATGCACATTCTTCCACAATGGACGTAACCCTTACTGATGTAATGTTCCGTCTTGAATTTATCGCAAAGAACATTGGTTCTGATATTGCGATTGGTGGCAGTGCTTTAACTGTTGAGAAAGTTACTGTAACAGATGCAGGACAGATTACTGTAGCAGGTACTCCTGTAGCATTTGGTAATTTTGGTACTATTGGTTGGTACAAAAAGCCTAATGATTCTACATGGGTTAAAGGTACTTTTAACAATAAGATTATTACTGTTGCAGGTGCTATGTCTGGTGATGTTTATTGCGTTAAATATGTAGTAAATAATGATTCCATGAGAGTGCTTACGGTAGGTGCTAACTTTATTCCTGCTACTGTACACGCTGTAATGACTGGTACTTTGTTTGCAGGTAGTAGCACCAATCCAAATGAAGCTTCTACAACTAAGGTTGGTGAGGTTCAGATTGATATTCCACGTTTAATGTTAAACGGTTCACAGGAGATTTCTATGAGTATGACCGGTGCGGCTAACACACCTCTTAATGGTTCTGCTCTGGCTTCTGCTGAAACCTCTAGTTGTAGTGACGAAGCTATTTATGGTACTATTAAGGAAATTCTGTCTACTGCTCAGTGGGAGAATGATGCTTACGCATTAGCTTTAACTCCGGCTGATATTGATTTACAAGTAGCTGAGAAAGAAACTATTAAGGTTTATGCTCTTATTAGAAATGCTCTGCCTAAGTTAGTAGACCCAACTGCTGTTACTTTTACAAGTGGTGCTGTTGGTACAGCTAAAGTAGACGACGCAACTGGTGAGGTAGAGGGTGTAGCAACTGGTACAACTACTATTCACGCTGTTCTCACTAAGAATCAAGCTGTTGAAGGTTATGCTAACGTAACTGTCGGTTAATCTCTGTTACTGGTTTGTACCTATATGCGTAGGGTGATATGCTCTACGCATTTTACATATTTTAAATTTTGTTGTAAAGGAAGTGATTATTTTGTGTCCAGATTCATATATTGGCAAAATAGATAATAGAAATAGGGTTTTATGTAAAAGACAAAATGGTAATATTTGTCCTTTTGTTCGTTGGTGTAATGTATCAGATTGTTGGAAGCCATTACCAAGTCAAGATACTTGTAGATTAAAAAGTGAATATATTGTTCCAGAAAAGGCTTCAAGGGTTCGTTTTGAAAAGAAAGGCGAATTGTATATTGAAGTTGAGAACAATATGGTGATTACATTGAAAAATCCTTTTAATTTTGTACCTAAATATGTTACTTTATATAAGACAAAAAATGGGTATGGTATTAATAAAAATAAGGGTTATGGTAAATAAAAGTATTGACTTTGTAAATAAAAAGTGCTATATATATTATATGAAAGTTATATAAAAATATAGTACATAAGGAGAACTGAATATGTTTACAACAATAAACAATAACGCAAGAACATTCAAAAGGGGAGAAGTTTATTACGCTGATTTAAGGAATACCCAAGGTTCAGAACAAGGCGGAGTAAGACCAGTATTAATTTTACAGAATGATACTGGAAATTTTTATAGCCCTACCATAATCATAATACCTTTAACTTCTAAGGTTAAAAGAGAAGATTTACTTACACATTATACATTATCTAAAGAAAAAAATAAATTTCTTGTAGATGATAGTGTTGCTTGTGCTGAACAAATTCGTGCTGTGGATAAGTCAAGATTTAAGAACTATATTGGAACTTTGAACAAAGCTGATTTGAGAGCAATTACTGGTATTGTATTTGCTAACCTTTGTGGTGACTAATTGGAATGAAATGAATAGATGGTTAATAAAAGAAAGAAGTGGCAAAGTTATGATAAAGTAGGTGAAAAATAGTGGAAGATATGACAGCACATGAAATTAAAGAGGACTTAAGAGAGGTTAAGTTAAAAGTAGACGAACATACACAAGATATTACTAGGCTTCAAGAAAGTCATAAATTTATTCAGAATTTATCTGAGGAAGTTGTAAAAACTAACAGAGCATTGAATGAAACTATCCAAGATATTAAAATCACAATGATTTCTTTACAAAGCGATGTTTCAGATGTTAAACTTCAAGTAAGTGATATTAAGACGGATTTTAATAGAATTAAAGATGAATCCAATTTTAATATTATGGAATACATAAAGAAAAATTTCCCTACAATAATTATTGCAATATCTTTTGTAGGATATATATTAGCAACTAAATATGGATTCAAATAGAAAGGACTGATATTATGCCAGATTTCGGAATTGTAAGTGTACCTGTAATTGTAGTTATTGCTTATCTTGCAGGACAGTTTGTTAAAAATTATACTAAATTAGACAACAATAAGATTTTGCCGATTGTTGGATTGATTGGTGGAATTGCAGGTGTTTTAGGTTATAAATATATGGTTGATTTTCCTGCTGATGATATTATGACGGCTGTTGCTATTGGTATTGTGTCTGGAATGGCTTCTACATGGGTAGACCAGGTTGCAAAGAAAGTGGTTACAGATAAGTAGAAATAGGGTAACACTGAATTAAATGGTCTACATGATAAACTGGTAGGGTAATTTTTTGAAAGGGTGTCACGTTTTGTTACACCCTTGTACATAGATTATGGAATAAAACGAAAGGACGGAACGAAATGGTTGAATTAAAAGAAAAAGTGGTAACAATTCCTTATACTGAGGACGAAAAAGGTGAAAAATATACGGTAAAACAGTATTTAACGCCAGAGCAGATTGAACTTATTGGAAATAATATGTTAAAGTGTTCAAATGCTGTTGAAAGAAATGTTATTAAAAATACAATGCTTGTTAAGTTAATAACTGATATTCCAGAGGAAATTGCTAAAGATTATGATATGCTTATCAAATCTGGAATTATAGATAACATTAATTTTAGAATTTATAATGTAAATGAAATTGATGATTATGTAGAAGATGAATTGTCAATTAGAACTAATGTAAATAAATTTTTAGAACAGTTGAATAAGACTTTAGATAAATACGCTAAGAAAATGCCTAACAATAAACAGATTGAGGACATGTTAGCAGACAGTAAAAAGTTAGTAGAAGCGTTTGGAAAGAAGTGATAAGGTAAAATGGCTTATGCTAAAAATGCGGCTGAGTTTTATTCTTTGTACAATGAACCAGTTTCTAAAGCTGTTGAATATGTAATGCAACAAATATTGGTGAATTATAAACATTTAATCAATCAGATTGTATATGCACATATACCAGAAGAATATGAAAGAACATATGAATTTCTGGAAAGTTGGCAAACAAAATCACAAAAAACAAGACAAGGTGGGTCTGGGATTTTATCCCAAGACTCTACTTTTATGTCTTATAATCCAGAAATGTTCCAACATGGTAGTTTATATACTACTTATGGTGATGTAAGAGATGAATTAACTGGAATTATATATCAAGGTCTTGGTGGTGATTTATTTGGATATGGTTGGTGGAATAAACCAAGAGATGCTTGGACACCGTTGATTGAACAGTTAAACAAAGGTGAATTAAAGAAATGGTTTATTGAAGGTATGCAGAAACAAGGAATACAATGTAGAAGTGTAGGAAGAGGTAAAAATATATCCTCTTTCTGGTAAAATTTGGAAAAGGGGATTATATGGAAAATGTTGTAATTGGACTGGATATGTCAACGAAAAGTTCTGGATATTCAGTTTTTAAAAATGGTAAATTGATAAAATTTGGCGTTTGGAAACAGAAGCAAGAGATAGCTTGGAGAGAACGTTGTATATATATGGGGAATGAGTTATCCACGCTATTGGACACTTATTCCCCATTTTTTATTTATTGTGAAGATACAATTTTAAGTGGTGAATGTGGTAATAATGTACAAACAGTAAAACAATTATCAGTGTTACAAGGAATTGTATTAGGTGTTTGTGCTGTACATAATGTAAAAATAGAATTTCTTATGCCTAGTAAATGGCGTAGTGATTTGGGTGTTTATGATGGTACTCGAGATGGAACTAAACGTCCAGTAATGAAATGGAAAACCGTAGAAAAAGTCAATCATATTTTTGGGTTGGAATTATTTTATGATTCAGATAAACCTAAAAGTGTGAAAAACGATGATGATATTGGAGATGCTATTGGAATAGCATGGTCACAGATTAAACCTACTGAAATAAATAAAGGATTTGGTAAGAAGCCAAATATAAATGCTAAGAAAGGTAGGTACATAAACAATGGCATTGAATAGTAGTAATTTTCAAATACTTGTAAATGCAGTATTAGATGCAAAAAATATTCAAGCACAATTAGATAAGATAAGTCAAAAATACGCAACTATGAAAGTTGGCATTGATGTTGATACAAGCAAACTTAGTGATGCGTTAAGTGGGCTTAAAGGATTAAAAGTGGGATTTGATGATACCAGTACGAGCGCAGAAAAAACTTCTCAAAGTATTGGTGATATATTTACTAAAGTATCTAAGTTTGGTGGCGTAACACTTGTTATTAATGAGTTAAGACAATCGTTAATGGAAGGTGTAGATGCTGTTAGGGAATTAGATGCGGCTGTTACTGAATATAAGAAAGTGTCTGATTTAACAGACGAAGGGATGAAACAGTATATTGATACTGCCAGAGAATTAGGACTTGAAGTAGGTAAAACTTCAACAGAAATGATTGAAGCGGCAACTAATTTCAAGAAAATGGGTAGAGGCGACGAAGAAAGTTTACAATTAGCAAAATTAGCAAATATGTTAAGAAATGTTGCTGATGAAGCAATATCAGCAGGACAAGCGGCTGACTTCATTAATGCTCAAATGATTGCGTTTAATTTAACATCACAAGATACAGAACACATCATATCAGCTACTAATGAAGTTGCGAACAGATTTGCGGTATCAACAGGTGATTTAATAACAGCTGTTCCTAAAGTTGCAAGTACGCTTTCTCTTGCAGGTAACTCTATGGAGCAAGTTTATGGATTAATTGTTGGTGCTACTGAACAAATGCCGGGAATGGCTTCTCGTGTCGCACGAGGATTGCGTTCAATCACGTTAAATTTACAAAAATTAGGTGAAGATAGTTCAAAAGCTTCTGGATATACAGCAAGCATGGAAGAAGCTTTTAATAAATTAGGCATTACATTAATGGATGAAAATGGTCAAATTAAGAACACATATGATATTTTAAAAGAATTAGCAAGCGTTTTTCCAAGTTTGGATAAAAACACTCAAACATATTACGCTTCATTAATTGGTGGTAAAACACAGGTGAACTAAATCTGCCTGTACAGGTTAAATTGACGGGAAACTCCCAAGAGCCTTGCATACTAACTTATCATGGTGACATAGATAAGGGCTTAGAGTAATTAACTAAGAGACAGTAAAAAATGTTAAGGACTAACGGACAATCCGCATCCAAGCAACTGTTGAAAACACAGTTGAAGGTTCAACGCATATCGAAAGCACTCAATATTGATTTTTAATGTTGACAAATGTAACTAATTATGATATATTCTATATTGTAACTAGAATAAGCCTTTTAAAAGGACGAAGCGAGTAGAGTACACAACAACGCTAGTTGTGGAAAGTGCCTGATTGCAAATTTGCAATAAAATGTATGCTAATCTTATAAGAAATTATAAGAAAATTTTATCAATACAAGGAGAATAAAAATGGCAAAAACATTAAGAATGGTAGACAAAAAGAAAATTTTAGAAGTATTTGGTGATAGGAAATTAGTGATATTACAAGATATTTCTAATATTACAGACCCTTTAGCCCCAATAAAATGTAAAGATGAAGAGGGGTATTTATATAGCTTATCTACATTGTTTGTAATGAGAAGTGCTTGTGCAAAATTTGATTATGTAGGTAAAAATAACCTTTTTAGTATTCAAAATATTCAACATTTTATAGACATTAATGGTGGAACTGCAAAAGTTTTATCTGATAAATATACTGATATTCACACAAAATTAGATTTAAAATGTGCTTGTGGAAATATTTATCAATGCTGTTGGACTCACCTTAAAGGAATAAAGAAATTTCAGTGTAATAAATGTGGATATGGTGCTTCTTCACAAGAAAGAGCAAATACTTTTGAAGATATGGCTAAAGAAGTAAAAGAACTAACAGGACATACTTTGTTTAAAAAAGGAACAAATTCAAAAGAACTTCATATTATTACACCAGAAGGGTATAAATACGTAACAAGTATTAATGTATTAAGAACTAGTACGGAGAAAAGAAAAGGTAAAATTGGTAAATGTACTTTATTTAATCAGAGCAATCCTTATACTATTGAAAATATGAAAAATTATATAAAATTAAACGAAATAGATTTAGAAATTTTAGAAGAAAATGGTACTCAAATTAATGTTAGAAATGATTATATAAAGTGTAAATGTCAATGTGGTAATATTTTTTATCCTACATGGGGACAAATTTCTTTACCAAATTATAAAAGGCATAGATGTCCTAAATGTCAAAAACTTATTTCAAGTAATGAATATGAAGTTTTAAAATATTTAAAGTCAAAAGGTGTAAAAGTTGAAAAAGAAAAGACTATGGAAGGCTGTAAATCCAAACGTTTATTAGCTTTTGATTTTTATTTACCAGAGTATAATTATGTTATAGAAGTACAAGGAAAACAACATTATGTAAATGGTATGTTCTATGCAGGTAATAATAATTTGGAAAATCAGAAATTACATGACCAAATTAAAAGAGAATTTTGTGAGAAAAATGGAATTGGTTATTTAGAAATTCCTTATTGGAGAATAAAAAATACTGAAAATAATCAATTATTTAAAGAAGATATTGATAAAATTTTAAATTGAAGTAGCGATTCAATTTTAATGTAAATAATGAGATGTAGTTACCGCAACATTAAATAATTTTGACCATGTTATAGAAGCAACAGAAGTAGCAATGAACTCCCAAGGTTCAGCACTTAAAGAAAATGCACGTTATCTTGATTCTATTCAAGGCAAGGTATCTCAATTTACCTCTGAATTAGAGAAGTTTTGGACAGAGGGTATTAGTTCTGATTCCGTGAAACGTTTAACAGAATTTGGAACAGAGGTTATTAAACTTATTAATGACTTAGGTGGTTTGCCTACGGTTTTAGCGGTTATTGGTGGCTCTTTGGCTACTATGAACGCTTCTAAGATAATAGCAAGTATTGGTAATGTTGAAAGAAGTGTCGAAAGTTTAATAAGTACTTTTGTTTCTGGTGCTTCTACTTCTACTAAATTATTAGGACAATTAAAAGGTGGTTTTTCAGCCTTACTTTCTTTGGCAAATCCATTGACTTTAGGCTTTGCCGCTGTTTCAACTGCTGTTGTATTAATGGTTTCTGCCTATCAAAAAGCACAACAAAGACAAGAAGAAATGATGCGTACAGCATTGCAAGAAGGTCAAGCTTATAATGATACAGCAACAGAACTGGAAAAATTAAAAGATAAGTATGACGAAATTACTTCACAAGATTTTCAAGGAACAGAAGAACAAAGAACAAAACAATTAGCAGAAATACATGATATTTTAGCTGAAAAATATGGCGTTGAAGATGAAGCGTTACAAGGATTAAATGGTACAAGAGAAGAAGCAATAGGTTTGATTGATAAAGAAATAGATAAAAACGCAGAAGAAGTAGTTAATAAAAATATTGAAGCTATTAATAAAGCTAAAGAAGAATTGTCTAAACCTATTACAATGAATTTTAAATATGCACAAATACCAACTGTGCAAGAAGTTTTACCACAGAATTTTAAAGATATTATTACCCAAACAACAGATTTATCTCGACATGGTAAGGTTATTTCCACTGTATCTACTGATTATGAAACATTTAAAACTGCTGTTAATGATGCCATAACAGCTTTAACAAATGTAAAAAATCCTACAACAGAGCAAACAAATGCTTTAAACTATCTTAGTGAACAGCTTAGTAAAGCACCTGCCAGTTATGAAGAAGCTGATAAGACTTTAGAAACTTATGCAAATTCTATATTAAGAACAGATGAAAATGTAAGAACATTTTTAAATTCTACTTATGATAGTGTAGACGCTATGAAACAGCAGTATGAAGCAACTGTTGAATCATTAGGTGGCTATACTGCATTAAAAGAAGCTTTGGATAAAGTTATTGCTACAAATTTTCCAGATGATGCAAAATTACTTGGTATTGAAGTAAAAGATACAGGTGATAAGGCTAAAAGTGCAAGCGAAGATTTTGAAGGATATAATGAAGGTTTAGGCGAAGCCAAAACAGAAGCAGAAGAAGCTACTGATAAATTAAACGATTTAGCACAAGCCTTAACAGATACTCAGAGTGCTTACGATATATTTACCCAAGCCGCTAAAGAATATAATGAATCTGGTGAGATTTCAATAGACACTCTTTCTAAATTAATAAAAGTTAATCCTGAATATTGGGATGCTTTAAATTTAGTAGACGGAAAACTTACAGTAAATAAAGAAAAATTAGATGAAATGAATAATGCTACTCTTGATAGCGTAGCGGCTGAATTAGTTGCTAGTGGTGCGTTTGGTGATTTCTCAGACGTGTTAGGTGATGTTGCTAAAGATAGTGAAACAGCAGGTTCCAATGCAAAAACAGCAGGAACTAATATAGCAACTTCTGGTGCAAAAGCGGCTACTGCTTCAACTGGGTATAATCAAGTGGCTAGAAGTATGCTTAGTGCGGCAGGTGCTGCTACACAGTTAAATTCAGCATTAGCAGGTGCGACTTCTATTGTAGGTGGTACTTATTCAAAAGACGATTTCTTATTGCAAAAAGCACAAGATGAAGCGGCGGCTCAACAAAGAAAACGTACAGAAGAATATAAAAAAGCTATAGAAGAAGCTAGGAAAATGTTAGGTTCTGGCTTAACAAGTGGGAAAACTACTTCTGGCGGTAAATCTGGTAAAGGTGGCGGTGGTTCTAAGAAATCATCAACCTCAGACGCAGAAAAGCAAGCTAAAGCAGACGCAAAGGCATACAAAGAAGCATTTGAAAAAGAACTTGCTGATTTAGATAAACGTAAAGCTACCATGAAAGATAACGCTTCTACTGATAAATGGTATTACGAGCAACTTGAACAACTCACAAATAAATATTATAAAGATAAAGAGGGGTACGAGGAAGAATACAACAAGTACCATGAAAAAGCATTAGATGGCATGACAAAAGCCCATGATGAGGCTTATAACGAAAGGTATACTCTTTTAAAGCACCAACTTGCCATGGATGAAATTTCAGAACGAGAATACTATGACGAACTTGAAGAATTAATGGAAGAGTTTTATGGTAACGAAGAAAAATATGGTGAAAAACGTTGGAAAATTGAGGAAGAGATTTATTCTGGAAGAAACAAACTTGAAGAAGAATCTACGAGAAAAGCTGAACAAGAAGCCGAAAAACGTAAAAAAGCACGTAAAGAGGAATGGGAAGAAGAAAAGGAATGGTATGAGGAACAACAATCTAATCTGGAAACAGCGTTTAATTATGTTGCTTCATTAGCACAGAAAGAGATTGATAAACTCAATGAACGTAAACAAGCTATTCAAGACCAGTATGATGCTGAAATTGACAAAATAAACGAGAAGAACGATGCAACAAATGACGAAATTGAACTACAAGAAAAATTAGATGCTTTAGCAAAAGCACAGCAAAAGAAAGTAAGAATATATAGAGAGGGACAAGGTTTTGTTTATGAAACAGACCAATCAGCTGTAGATGAAGCTAAAACTGCTCTTACACAATATAAGAAAGAGCAAGACACCAAGAAAGAGATAAAACGCCTTGAAGATATTCGTGACGCTACAATTAATTCAGTTGAAGAACAGATAAAGTATTGGCAAAAGTATAAAGATGAATGGGGAAATGTTACAGATAATTATACAACTGAACAAAATAAACTTCTTGCTGAACAAGTATTAGGTATTAGTTTAGAGGGTGAAAACTGGGAGAAACGTCTTGGTAATCTTCAAGATTATGTAGATAGATATAATGAAATAATGAGTACACTTAAGACAAGATATAAAAGTTACGACGATGATGATGATGAATTTGGTGACGAACTTGACTCAGAGGAACATTGGACTGATAAAGAACCCAGTTATTCTCACGGGTCTGGCGGTGATAATTGGTATGAAGATGATACTTCACACGGTCCGGGGGCTTATGCAAACGGTACAACAAAAGGTTATGGCTTATCCATGGTTGGTGAAAAAGGTCGAGAATTAAGAGTTCTTGGTTCAAAGTCTAACGAGGGTGACGGTATTATTCCTAATCATTTAACTGAAAATCTTATGCAACTTGGTAAATTCTCACCTACACAATGGTTAAACAGTATTGTAGGAAAAATGGGTGGACAGTCTGCACCTATTTATAACTACGCTTTTGAAAATCTTACATTACCAAATGTTACCAACGCACAATCATTTATTGACGAATTAAAGAATTTAAAAAACAGAGCATTACAGATGGGTGGAAGGAGAGATTAATTCTCTCCTTTTACTATAAAGATTTTGTTTGTTTTGGTAAAGGAAGTGAATTGAATTATGCAAAATTTATACAACAATAAAGGAACCGATGTTAAGCGAGGGAATAGTAGCCTTGATGCTAAAACATGGGATATAAATAAAGAAATACTTGAAGCTATGAGAATTATTGCAAAACAGGAAGTTAATAAAGCACCTAGAGATATTACTAAAACTGGTTTGATTAAAAGTTTAAATTCTGATGGTACATATAATGTTATTATAGATAATAAAGAATATAGCAGAGTTCCTAGTTACTCTGTCGCAAACTTTAAGATAAATGATATTGTAAAAGTCACATACCCACAAAATCAAGCAAGTAATATGTATATAAGCGGTGGTGGAAGTAGCAAATCTGGTGGTATTAGTGCTTTAGATGTTTACCCTGTTGGTTCAATTTATCTTTCTTTGGTTGCTACTAATCCTTCAACTTTTTTTGGTGGAAGTTGGTTGTTAATAGGACAAGGAAGAACTTTAGTAGGCGTTGACACTAATCAAGATAGCTTTAATCAAGCAGGAAAACTGGGCGGTGTGTATAGTAATGATTATACTCACGCACACACAACGCAAAATCATGTATTAACAATAAATGAAATTCCAGACCATCAACATGGTATGAATGGCAATACAAGTATTATAGCAGTAAAATATGGCTCTGCGGCACCTAATGAGTTTTCTCCAATTTCGGCTAATAATGGCTTTCAAATTCATAATAACGGTGGTTGGTTTAATGATTGGAGCAAAGGTACTATTGCAACTACATTAGGTGCAGGTGGAGGACAAGGACATACACACGGAGATGTAACATTGACAAAACAAACTATTTCAACTGTACAGCCATATCTTTGTTGTTATATTTGGCAAAGAACATCTTAAAAAGTAGGTGATTAAATTTTATGGTAACTAAACCGATATTATATTCAATAAATGCATTTGATGCTTCTCAAAAGTCAACATTTACATTCTATTCAACTGGTGGTAATCAAGTTGTAAAGAACCAATTAACAATTCGTAACAATACCACAAACCAAGTTGTATACCAACAGTCTGTGGACTCATTTAAGTTTGAGCATACTGTTCCACCTAATACATTAACTAATGGTACATATTATAACGCTTATGTAACTACTTATGACGCACAAGGCGAAGCAAGTAGTCCAAGTGACCCTATACAGTTTTGGTGCTATACTCAACCTACAATAGAGTTTACCAATTTACCTGCAAATAATATTATCAATTCTTCAAGTTTTTTATTTGAGTTTACATATAATCAGATTGAGGGTGAATTATTAAACTATTACAATGTGATTTTATATAATTCTAACCATGTTGAAATTAATAACAGTGGTGAGATTTATGGTGGTCAGAGTATTAAACCACCAGTAACTCAAACTTATTTATTGACTGGATTAGATGATAAAGCAACTTATTACATTGAAATCAAGGGTTATACTATTTATGGAACTTATGTAACAACTGGTGAAATATTAATCACTGTTACATATTCCAGTTCAATTGTGTTTGGTATTCTTGGTTTGACTAATGATTGCACTAATGGTTATATCACTGGTGAAAGTATTGTTAGTATTATTGAGGGTTCAAGCAATCCAGAAGAACCAATATATATTACTAATGTAGACGGTAAAGAAATTGATTTAAGACTAGACGGTTACTGGGTAAAGTGGACAAGTGGTTTCCAATTAAACGGAGATTTTACGGCTCAATGGTGGTTTAGAGATATGAACGTAGACACACCAATCTCATTTTTTACTAATTCACAAGGTCAAAAGATTACGTTTACTTATAGGAACGGATATTATAGAAATGAAACAGAACTTAAAGCCTATGTAGATATGACTGTGGACAGTGGTATTGCAGAAGATGTTTATTATAGATATTCTCAATATATTCCATTACCACAAAATACAGATTATCTTACTTTATGGGTGAGAAGAATAGGAAATGTTTATAATATTTCTTTGATAAATTTAGGTAGCGTAATTCCTACTGCAACAAATTAATAATAACAATAAATAGAAAGTAGGTGAGAGGATAATATGTTTTCTTTCTTAGGGTACAATTTCGTACAAGACGGTAACAGCCTAGATATTGCACCTACCAGTGTAAATAATGTAACAACAGTTCAAGTTCAGAACGGTATCTTTGACCATTTTCATTTAACTAGTAATGTAACTAGTGATTATTCACCTATTAAAAATACTGAATGGGCTTATCTTGATATTATTGCTGCTAATTTTGACGGTAATATCAATGGCGGTAATGTAGATTTCTTACTGCAATATTTGACCGCTATTAAAGTAAAACGTAGAATTAAAGGTACATTTAACTGGGTTACTTTAAAGACAGTTACAGTAAAAGCATTTGAAGATTTAAACTTTGCTTTTAATGATTATATAGCCGCTAATAATACAGATTATGAATATGCTTTAGTTCCTATATTGAACGGTGCTGAGGGCGATTATATTACCAATAGTATTACTTCTCAATTCAAGGGCGTATTCATTTGTGAAAAGGATAGTATATATAAATTCTACGCTGGGGTAGCATATGGTACTGGTAAACGTGTTAAGAAAATAGGAGTGTTTGAGCCTTATGGTAGTAAATATCCAGTAATTGTTGCTAATGCTAAGACGAATTATTATAGTAATAGTATTAGTTTTACTGTTTTACCTTTAGATTATGAAAAAAATAGAATAATGGATAGATATGAAATCAATAAATTAACAGAGGAAATACTAAATTATATCACAGACAATAAAGCGAAAATTATAAAGGACTGGAATGGAAATATTTTCTTAATTTATCCAAGTTCAGAACCAAACATTACATATGATAATAACTGGGGTATGGGAAAAATAGATATTTCTTTTGATTACGTTGAGGTTGGTGACGCAAATAACGAAAAAGACCTTATGGAATTTGGATTAGTAGAACCAGTAGTAAGTGGAGTTTCTACTACTGGAACGTAAGGGAGGATAAATTATGCCATTAAATATAACGCAGAATTTATACAATATCGCAAAACAACGAATGAGAGAACGTCAAATAAAGATAAATCTGCTCAATTATGAGTATCAGACCGTAAATGAAATACAGGGTTATGTTATCAGTGGTAATATAAATTGTGATAGTAACAATGACCAAAGGCGTTCATGTAGTATTACTTTAGCACTGAAAGATACCGCTGATTTTGAGATAAAATCTGGTGGAAGAATATGGTTGGATAGATATGTTCAGATTTATATAGGTGAATATGATATACTTGCAAAAGACTGGGAATGGGTAAATTTAGGTATTTATCTTATCAATACCCCTACATGGAATTATGACGCTTCTACTAATTCATTATCATTTGAGGGACTTGACCTTATGGCAAGACTGAATGGTACAAGAAATGGTTATATTTCAGATATGCCAACAACGATTCCACAAGGTAGTAACGTGAGAAACGCTATGATTAGTGTGTTAAAGTTAGTAGGAGTAACTAAATATGTCCTTGAAGAATTGCCATATGCTTTGCCATATGATATACAAGTTGACATTGGAGATAGTGTTTATTCATTACTTTCTCAATTAAGAGATGTAGATGCAACTATGGAAATATTCTTTGACATCAACGGAGTGTTTAGATATCAGAAAATTCCAAGCGGTCATAATGAACCAAGTTTATTAGACGATGATATTTGGGATAGCGTTGTAACATCAGAAAGTATTACATCTGATTTTGAAAGCGTTAAAAATGTAGTAAGAGTATTTGGAAAATCACTAGATCCAACGTATTATCCAAGTGCTATAACTCAGAGTGGGAATACTTATACTCTTACTATTGCAGATTATCCAACAACTTTTGATGCAAGTACAAGTTTTACAGTAGGTTGGACTGCAAGTACAGCGGTTGCAAGTCCTTATATTAAAGTGAATGATAATAACGCATTACCTTTAGTGAATGAGGACGGAACTGCGGCGGTACTAGACCGTAACAACCAGTATTACGTTGCCAGATACCAGAATGGTAAGTTTATATACCTTGGTTATCAACAGATATATGGTGAAGCTAAAGATGATAATCCACAAAGCCCTTATTATGTAGGAAGTACAATAGGCGAGATAGCAATTCCTTTATCTGGGGGTGAATATGACAATATTTACACTAATGATTTAGCAAGACAACGTGCTAAATATGAATTATATTTACGAACCAGAATGAATGACAGTGTGAGTTTAACATGTGTTCCTATATGGTGGTTGGATGTTAATATCGTTGTGTCATATACACCTAAAGACTCAACTATACCGAAACAATATCTTGTTAAGAGTTTTAGTGCTGATATACAAGAAAGTGGTTCAATGAATATAAGTATGATTGCTTATTATCCGCAATACGAAAGTTTCTAAATAAATGGAAATATTTCAAAATAACTATTGACACAAGGCTTAAAGTGTGGTAAGATATAATCAAGTTAAGAAAAGGAAATAAAAGACATATGTTCTCCTTATAAATTGTACACATTGTTGTTGGTATCCATGTGCGAAAAATCCACAACGTTCTTTTTCTTAACTAGATTTCATTATCATTTACTTGCCATAAAGATAATGAAATTTTCTTATTTTCATTAAACCTCCTGTAATACGTTTTTGGTAGCAAGAAAGAGTGTTTCTTAACAGATTCACTCTTTTTTGTTGTAATAAAATAAATAATAATATATAACAATATTTGGATTACATAGAAAGGAAGTGTGATTTATGAGTGAATTATATCCTCAATTTCCAAGTACAACTTTTCCTAATCAAATACAAACATTTACAACTTTTTTGGATATTTCTGCTTCTGACGCAAAATTAATTCAACAATATCAGATAGCAATCCAGTCTAATGATTATGAAACTGCCCAAAATATATTCTCACAAATTCCAAGTGGTGACCAAAAGATTATCAATGCTCAAAAATTAAATACGATTATTAACACTTGTGAAGCATTGGAAAATTTTTATAAAACTGATGTGCAACCTTATGTAGAAGGTAAACAAATTGAATGGCAAAATATCATTAATTTATTTGAGTATAAGGGAACGTACAATCCTACTGTGACCTATTCTAAGAATAACTTTGTAACATATACTTATAATGGTGTAAACTATGTGTATATTGCTGTTACTAATCCACCTTTGGGAACAGTCCCTACAAACACAACTTATTGGAGAGTGCTTTCTATTCGTGGTGAAAAAGGTGATTCTGGTGAGGGGTTGTCTTTCTTAGGAGAATGGGATAGTACGGTTCATTATACTACACAGAACGTAGTAACATATGGTAACTATGTGTGGGCTTGTATTGAAGCTAATAATAATCAAGCACCTTTTGAGGGTTCACAATACTGGGTTAATATTGGTTCTATCAGACCTAGAGAAATTCCAATACAAGAGGGAACGCCAAGTCAGCAAGAAACTGGTGATTTATGGTTTAGAATTGTAAACTGAGGAAGGAGAAAAAATGGCAAGTTTTGAAGTCAGACGTTGGCAAGACTTATCATTAAGTAATAGAAACTTAATGCAACAGTTTTCTCAATATTTTAGAGAGGGTTATTTTAGTCAAGCATTAGCATTGATTATGAATAATGATGATATTGATAGCGAAACAGTTATGCCAATATGTTTCAATATGATTCATACGGCTCTTGAATATTTACAGAATTTATATTACAATGCAGTAGAGGTTAAACTTGCAGAAGATGAACAATTATTTCAGACAATGCTTAATAATTACATAAATAAGAAAGAATATCAAGCTGATATACAATATGAAATGTATAACTTTGTTGTTTATGACAAACAAGTTTATATGTGTTTAAAACAATCAACTGGAAATCTGCCTACTGATATGGAATACTGGGTGTTGATTGGCTTAAAAGGTGAGGTTGGTGCGACAAGTATTGACGTTCAGTTAAAAGATGTTTGGGATAAAACAGTAAATTATGCTATTAATGACGTTGTTACTTATGAAAATGTAATGTATATTGCTTTAAAAGCGAATACAAATGTTCAACCAGATACCACACCTAGCACATGGCAGGTATTTATGAAGTTTCCAAAAGCAAGAGTTATTGTATCTGAAACAGAACCAACTGACGAACAATTAGAAGTTGGTGGTCAATGGTGGAAAATTTTATCTATCGAAGTTTAATAAAGAAAGTTGGTGAAAATATGGCAAGTTATAACATAGAAATGAATGTAAAAACTGATACTGGATATGACCAATTATATCCTCAGACTAAAATAGAAAATGTAGAAAATGGTGCTTCTAAATCTGTAAGTGTGCAAGTAAATGCTCCTAGTGCAGATTGGCAAGGTGATAATGCACCATATACATTAACTTTAACAGTAAATGGTGTTACGGCTGAGAATAATATTGAGGTTGGTTTAGCTTCAAATGCAACCTTAGACCAAATTAAACTATCCATGAAATGTATCATTCAGTGTACAGCACAAGCAGAAAATCAGATTACTCTTACAGCTTATAAGAATAAGCCAACGGAAGATTTACCCATCCAAGTGCTGATTATTGGATAAGTTTTATTAACAAAAAGAGGTGATTTTATGTCAATTATGAATAGATTTCCTACTGGTGGTGGTAGTTCTGATATTGCAACTGCTGAACCAAATAATGTATTAAAAGGATATACATTCGTAGGAAAAGATAGTGACGATATACAAACTGGCACATTGGAACTGACTGGAAACGCTATAGAAAGTCATGTTATCAAAGGTGCTACGTTTTATAATACAGACGCTAAAATTAAGGTTACTGGCACAATGGGAGTTGGTAATGTAAGTAATTTAAACTTAGCTGTTTCTAGTGGTAGAAATATTACTGTTACTTGGTCTAACCCTATACAAACTACTGGTAGACCTTATAGTGGTGTATATGTTAAATATAGCACAAGTGGAAATCCTGGGACTGGTGGTACTCAGATTTATAAAGGTACTGGAAATAATACTACAAGTGGTGGTAGAAGCAGTGTTACTTTGGGGTTTCCTAATCTTGGAACTAGGTATTACATAAGTGTGTATAGTTATTGTGTGACAAGTAATGGGGAATTGATAGGAACACCAATACAAGGTAATATTGTAAGTGGTAGTACATATACACAGACGATTACAAGTAGTACAAATGTAACTGTACCAAGTGGATATAGTCAAGTTGATATATTTTGTGTTGGTGCTGGTGGCGGTGGTGGGCATGGAGAAAGTCGAGATAGAAATTCAACTTATGGTGGCGGTGGTGGCGGTGGTGGCTACACTAAAACTGCTTCTAATGTTAGTGTATCTTCTGGACAAACTTTAGTATGCTCTATTGGTGGCGGTGGCGGCGCTAATGGGGGTACTGGTGGCACTACTTCTGTAACAAGAAACGGAACTACATTATGTACTGCTTCTGGTGGATATGGCGGTGACGGTGAAACTACTTTACTATATTATCGTGCTAGTTGTGGCGGTAGTGGCGGTGGAGTAGGTGGTTCAACGTATGGATATACTTATGGAAATAATGGCGGTAGTAATGGTGGCAATGGTGGTAATAGTCCTGGTGTCACAAATAGTCAAGGATTAGGTCAAGGAACAACAACTCGCCCATTTGGTGAAAGTTCTGGTACTGTTTATTCTGGCGGTGGTGGTTCTGGTGGACAAGGATTAGGTGCTTTAACACCGGGTAACTGGGGTGGCTCTGGTGGTTCTATAGGTGGCGGTCATGGTGGTAATGGTACCTATAGAAGTGGAGGTTCTTCTAGTGAACCAGATTACATTTTCGCTAGTGTGGGCGGCAATGGTTCTGCTAATACTGGTGGTGGAGCAGGTGGTGGCGGTGGTGGCTATGCTTATAGTGGTAGGGACGGTGGTACTGGTGGTTCTGGAATTATCCTTATCCGTTTCAAATAAAGAAAGGAGTATCATATGGCTATAATTAATAATTTTATATCTGGTGGCGTTGATACTTCTGAATTGACTGCAACCAAATCAGAAGTTATGAAAGGTTATATCTTTCTTGGTTTAGGTTCTGATGATGAACAAACTGGAACCCTTGAATTAACTGGTAACGCCAATGTAAATCAAGTATTAACTGGTACAACTTTTTATACCACTAATCCACAAGCCCAACAAACTGGCACTTTAACAGTGAATAGTATTTTCGCTTATTAATATAGAATGAAAGGATAGAAATGATATGATTGTACATCAAGTTTTTGCTATTGTACATGAGGAAACTGTACAGAATATTATTGTATGCGACAATTATGAACTTGCTAATCAGATTGCAAGAGGTACTTACGGCAATGAAGCTATCGCAGTAGACTGTTTACAATACCCTTGTTTTATAGGTTGCAAATATAAAAACGGCAAGTTTTATGACTTAGAAGATAATGAAATTGCTTACGTTCCAACACAAGAACAGCAAGTTGCGACTTTACAACAAATTAATAAGACCCTTTATAAAACAGCTAAATTATCAGCACAGAATTTCACAGACGAACAAGCCGTAGAAGTTCCAGAACTCTATCCAGTATGGACTGAGGGCGTTGAATATAAAGAGGGAGATAGGGTTACTAACGAGTACGGTGAGTTATACAAGGCTGTAGTAACTCATGTGTCCAATTCTAAGGACAAAGAGGAAATTGGTGAAGAAACGGCTGTTACTAATTCATTTGAGAATGATGATAATGGAATTATGTTGACAAGTGTTGAAGATGAAATTCCAACTACAAGTAAATGGATAAAATTGTCATAAAGTGATTAAAATTCGCTTGACAAATAAGGTGACAAGTAGTATTATAAATAAAGAACAATTCATATAGAAAGTTTACAGACTTACTGTTTTAAATAAAAAATAAAGTGCTATAAAAATTGTTCTAAAATTATTTTAAAAATTATGTATTTCTGTATATTAACCTTAAAGGAGGTAATTATTATGGCAGTAGCAACTGGAAAACATGCAGACCATAGAACCAAGGAACAGATGGCAAATGATTTAGCACAGACTAAAAGACCAAAGGGCGCACAGGATACAACCTATGTAACAACTGGCCCTGCAACTGGTAAAACAGATGAACGTGTAAGACCTCAGACCCAAAGACCTGTTAAGGATTGATAATTAAATAAATATATTACAATGGAGAGGAATTAATAATAGTTCCTCTCTTTTTGTTATCATAAATTAGAAAGGGATTCGTAAATGAGAACAGTAAACAAAGTTGGTGGTGCTAACGGCACAATTTTTACAGAATTTTACGGCAATACCACAGATGTAAAACCAACAGAAGATGTTCCTAACGGTAGTGCTTTTTATGAAGTTGATAATAACATGCAAGAATACCGTTTTGATAAAGAAAACAAAATTTGGTATCCAATAACTAGAGGTGGTACTGCTCCAAGTGATGATTACTTGCCTTTATCTGGTGGTACTATGCAAGGTGCTATAAATATGTCTGGTTATCAAGTTGAAAACGCAAGTGAATTGACATTAGGTGAAACTGGATATGTTGGTATCATTCCTCACGAAATTACAAGTGAAATTGATAACGGAACTACTGTTGAATTATCTAATCCTAAGACAAAGAAAGATATTAAACTTAGGGGAATTGATACACCAACAAACGATAATGATACTGTAAATAAGAAATATGCTGATAATATAAAAGAATATGGGATTGAGCATAGTCCAGTTTTGGACAGTGGTCAAGAAGAATTTGTTTTAGGTCAAAATGATTTGGCTTATGTGTTTAAAAATTCCATGGTAATGGATAGTGGGGATAGATTTTATTTTGCTGACCCAGTATCATTAACTGACGGTAGATTAGTTCCTTTTATAACTTCTGCCATGACTGGTGAGGAATATCACTTATTGGTTGGTACTTATCCTAAAGGCGTACAAGATGGGACACTTGCCCCAGTTCAGATAGATGGTGTTGCTGAACCTACTGGTGATAATATGGCTGTTAATAAGAAATATGTTGACGATTCCATAAATTCTGTTACAAAAAATCAAGTCACTATTCAAAAAGCAGATAACGCCAATATGTGTATTAATCTTACTGTAAATGGTGATGAAGCAAGTGGCATATTGGATTTAACAGATAAAAACGGTAATCCAGTTATTGTTAGAGGTGTAGATACCCCTATTCAAGATACTGACGCTGTTAATAAAAAGTATTTTGAAACTCATTTATCTACTGATTTTATCCCTACTAAAGATTTAGATATGAAACAGTATAAATTAATCAATACTTCTGCTGTAGAGATTTATGGTGGAATTAATGATAGTGCAAATAACACGTATTTTATCAGAGAAACTTCACAAGCTTCTATTAATACTGATACAGAAATTCCAGAATATGTAAAAGTTATTACTGGCGTTCATACTGGCGATACAAACCAAGATGTAATTTTAAGAGGTATTAGGGCAGGACAACAGAAAAATGACGCAGTAAATTATGGTCAATTTAAAACGTTAGCAGATTCTTTTGAAAGATGCCAACACGATGTTGAAAGTTTGAACGCTTGGAAAATGACTTTTGACGAAAATCAAGTCACAAATACTGTAAATTCCATTATTAAATATACAGATGTTGCTTATGAATTGACAATCGCAAGTGGTGAGGAACAATGGTATAGTTACGATTTAGCAATGCAAAGTGGTTATACTCCAATATCTGCTACTTTGGTTATTGATGATACTAACCCATTTGTAGGTCATTGTTCTTTGGATATTACACCAGACGGTACTTACAATGCTTTAATTTATCTTAAATCACAAGGTGACGATAAGACTTGCAATTGTAAAGTAAGACTTGTGTGGATAAAAAATCAGTAAAAATATAAGTGTATCTATTGACTTTTAGAAAGCTATGTGCTATTATCGTAAGTAGAAGCATATAGCTTTCTAAAATTATATGAAAGGAAAGTAGAATAATGGCTAATAAAACAGCAAAAGGTTTAGTGGAATTTGCCAAAAGTAAAATAGGCGTTCATTATGTTTATGGTGCTAAAGGTGAGATTCTTACTAAGACTAAGATTTATTCATGGGCTAGGCAATATCCAAATATTTACACACAAGCTTATATTAATAAGGCTTTACAATGGGTAGGTGAAGAAGCTGTTGACTGTTCTGGACTAATTTCATGGTATACTGGTATCATTCGTGGTTCTGGACAGTTTGAACAGACTGGTAACAGCAAAATCCCACCGTCTAAATTAACAGATGATAAATTGGGTTATGCAGTATGGAAACAAGGTCATATCGGCATTGTACTTGACCGTAACCATGTAGTCGAAGCAAAAGGTATCAACTACGGAGTTATTCAAAGTAACTTAAATTCGACACCATGGAAAAAAGCATTTAAGATTAAAGATATTATATATGATAATACCGTTACTGAATATAAAAACGGTTTCTTTAAGGTAAACGGTTCATGGAGATATTATAGAAATGGAATTATTGTAGTGAACTCATGGGTTAATGATAATAACCGTTGGTATGTTGTTGATGGTGAAGGAAAATTAATCACAAATCAGTGGTTCTATGAAGATGGAAAATGGTATTATTTGTCTGGTGATGGTGGGATGATTTCTAATCAGTGGCTTGAATATAAGGGTAATTGGTATTACTTTGATGGAGTAGGAGTATGTTTAACTAACACTTGGTATAAGTATCACGATAAATGGTATTACTTAGACGATACTGGTGCTATGAAAAAAGGATTATTAGAAGATAATGGTAGTTGGTATTATCTTGATGAAAACGGTGCTATGGTATCAGACGTTAATATTAAGTTTAGTGCAAGTGATGATGGAAGTCTTAAATTTAGTGGACTTACTAATAAAGAAGATTAAAACTGAAAGGACAAAAATATGGGAAATATTGGTTTGGTTTCTATGTTATCGGCATTTGCTACCATAAGTCTTATAGTAGCTTTTATTATAGGAATTACCATATTTATAATTGGTACTTTATTTGAGAAAAAAATAAAAGAAAATAAACATAATTCTAAAATTATTGTTATGCTTACAAAATTTGTTACTTTCTTGACGATAAGTGCTACTATATTAGAAATTATAGCAGTTTATATTAAATAAAACAAAAAGGAGAAAAATTATGTATGATTATACAGACAAAGAATTAAAACGAGTGTTAAGCAATTTAAAACATTATAGAGAAGCTAATGAAGAAAATGGTATTGTAACTGTACCTTTGTTCATAATAGACGATACAATATCTATTATAAATGAACATTTAGCTTTGCATACTACGCTTCTTGATAAATAATAAGGAGAAAAAATGGGAAGAAATATTTATTTTACAAATCAAGAAATACTACAGATTTTAACTTATATTGAAGACGCTGTTGATATTTTAGGCGAAGGAGAAAATACTTGGGAGCAAACAGAAAAAGATATGAAAAATGGGTTAGGTTCTGCGTTGCGAAAATTATATAAAGGACGTAACGGTGAAAAAAATTATGCAAAATATAAGACGAAAAGAGAAAAAAGAGGATAATCTTTTTAATATTCAAGAGGACTACATTTAGTCTTCTTTCTTTATGTTTACATATAGCTACAACTTAGTAGAAAGGAGTAACAATATGATTTCAATTATCAAACAAGGTGGTATCAATAACGATAGTAGAACATGGTATATTGGCTATGGTGATAATGATTATAACAATTTGCCCACACCTATTGAAATTAAAGACGGTAAACCCATAGTAACAGGTGATATACCGAATGGTAGTGTATATTATGATATGAAGTCTGGTGATATATATAGGTACTGTAAATTAGTTGCTGATGAGGTAGTAAAAAGCTATGAGAATCCAGATTATATACCTATCATAAATCCAGAAGATGTACCGTTATGGATAAAACAAGGAAACAAAATAGATACAGACCAACCGTTTAGTGGTGATGAGATAGGAAAGTCTATATCTGTAGTAAAATATGGTGGTAATAATGGTGAGAATGAAACGGTGCTTACTGGGCTTTCAATAGACGTTAAACCTACTGGAAATGAAATTCCACACGGAAGCAAGTTTATTGAGATTGATGGTGGAGATGTGTATAGATACAACGCAGTAACAAAAAGTTGGATAAAAAGTAATTGTAAAAAGGATAAGTTGACTTGGTAAAATAAAAGAGGGGTTGTTAGCCCCTCTTTACTTGCTTGTATCTTTGGTTGCGATTTATTCAGTCTTTTTGTCACTGTTCAGATTATCAAATTCTGCTTCAATTTTGCTTAAACATTCATTGATTTCTTTACTATAACTTGAAGTAATTATTGCAAATAAATATAAAATGCTAGTTTCTTTATCAATGAGTATATTTTTGTTTCTCTTAAAACAATCAAAGCTGATTCCGTAGATTGTTTCAAAAACAGTTTTAATATCTTTAACATGTTCATTTAAAGAATTAAGACAGAATTTAGCTTTTGCAATCTGGTTAATAACATTTGCAGTGTTATCTCTTGGAATTGTTGTGGATTCTTGTTTAGCTTCTTTATTGTCTTTGTTTTCTGCTTCTGGTGAGAAATAATGTGTAAATAATTCCCAATCATTATTAATTAAATCATCTTTATTAGGTTTAAATTCTACATTGGTTTTATGAAATGGTAATTTTAAGCCATGCATCCATGTAAAATCAACGGTATCAATTATATTCTTCCAACCTTTTCTACGAATATAAACTTTAACTGTATTTTCACCTAAAGTTTTCTGTTTTTCTTCTGCTTTCTTAAGCGCTTCTAAAAGTGTCATAATGTTTTTTCTCCTTTATTTTTTATTTGTTTTAATTATTTAACTCCACTACTACCAAAACCACCTCTTGATTTTCCGTCTAAATGGTCTACTTTTTCAAAAATAATAGTAGGCTGTTTTTTTACAATACGGAACTGGCAGATACGGTCATTAAAATCAATATGCGTATCTCTGGTTGCGTATACTGGATATTTCCACACATCTGTATTTGAACAGTAACTATTGTCGATAACAGCATGTGGGTTTGTCTGTAATAATCCCCAAGTCTTAAACGTGCTACTTCTTGGAACAATATGGGCTTCATAGCCATCTGGAAGTTTCATACTCACACCAAGAGAAATAAGTTTAAATTCACCAGTTTTCAAGTCAATTCCATTAGGTTCAGCACATCTTAAATCAATCCAATCTGAATTTGCACCGTTGATATTTTCAAGTGGCGTGATAGGTTCATGGTACTTGATTTTGATTTTTTTATTATTAGATACTTCATTAGAAGTGAACACTGGTTCAAGCAATTCTTCTGTGAGATAAAATTGTTTTTTTGTTTTTCCAAACCAAACAAGATAAGGTAAAATATTATTTGCGTTAGCTTCGATAACTACACCAGTATCTAATAATAATAAATTGTAAAGAGAATTAGTATTTTCAATTCCACATTCTTTTATTTTTGTGTAAATGTTTGATGATAATTTAATTGAAACAACATCACCTTTTTTAAATTTTAATTCGGCTATTTTCTTTGATTTTTCTGCTGTGGCTAATTTAAGTAATTCCTCTGGTAAATAATAACAATAATAACGTTTTTCTTTTTCGTTGTCAAAACAAACACAATAAGGTAAATCTTCATCTTCTATGTCTGTACCAATGATTTTACCTTTTGAGTTTAATATTCTTTCTGGATGATAAATACCACATATTTCTAATTTCCTAAATAAATCAGGTAATTTTTCAAGAACAACAACATCATTCTTTTTGAATTTTAATTCATTTCTTTTCATATTTAATCTCCTTTAATATATTTTGTATTGCTTTGTACGTTAATCATAATACTTTTTATAGTAAAAGTCAATGGTTTTTATAAAATTATGTGTTAGATTTTTGTATAAAAAATGTTAAATATTCAGACTATTTAAAATGAAATTTCTATTGATTTTATATAGGAAGTGTTGTATAATTTCTATATAAGAAAGGTGGTGAACGTATGAAAACTGGTACAGAAAATTATAGTAAAGTGAAAGAGTTAAGTTTAGGAGATATTGGCGTAATATTATTATATAAAAATAATATACCAAAGGAGAATAAAAATGTACAAAGATAAAGAAAAAAGACTTCAATATTCTAGACAATGGGGTAAAGATAGTAGAAAATTTGCTTTAGAACACCATTTATGTACACGCTGTTTTAAAGAACGTACTTATGGTGATGAACGAATGTGCTTATTATGCAAAGCAAAAGCATATGAACGTAGACAAAAAAGAAAAGAATTAATGTCGGAGGAAGAATATAAAGAGTTTAAGTTAAAATATCGTGACAAAGATTTAGAACAAAAGAGAAAGGTTAAATTAGAAAGAAAAGAAAAAGGTTTATGCGTAGAATGTGGTAAAAGAAAAGCTATGAACAATAGAGTGCGCTGTGGTATTTGTCTTGTTAAAGATAGGGAAAGACATAATTTAAAGAACGCTGAATTAAAAGACCCAACTAAAAATAGACAATATAGATTAGAAAATCATTTGTGCTATACTTGTGGCACACCTTTAGATAAAGATAGTAAAAGTACAGTATGCGATAAGTGTCATAAAATTTTTAGTGATGGTGCTAAGAAAAGTGGTGCTATTGTAAAAATGAAATATCCTAATATGAATCGTAGATTGTTTGTTAAATAATAAAAAAGGAGATAATAAAAGTAACTTTTAAAAAACTTGATTTAACAATACTCGTAAAAATATATTAAAGGAGAAATAAAGTGAAAGTTGAAAAAACTAAACCTATAAATGTAGAGTTGATGACAGGAAATAAAAAGGAGAGAATAAAATGGAAATTACAGAAAAAAGAATTGTGTGAATATTGTAGTAAAGTACCAAACAATAAATGTAATATTACTTGCAAATACTATAAGACTTGTAGGCGTTTTATAGCAGAAAAAAGAGGAATGTTACCAGTTTATTATACTTTTGATGAAGTGTATACTGGTGAAAATTCTAATAGAATTTGGGAAGTTAAAGATAATATAGAAGAAAAGGAGAAAAATAATATGTTACCAGAAAACGTTAAAATTGTAAATAAAAATGAGGATAATATAGTGTATGTAAATGATAACTCAAAATATCCAATTAAGAATGATGAAGAATATGTTTGTATTTTTGATGGTAATGTAATCAATAATAATTTCGTAAATATTAATATTTATGGAATTATAATAGATATAAATGAAAAGAATATTGTTGTTTATAATAAAGAAAACAAAAACATTAGTATAGTAGATAGAAAAAGTATTAAATGTCTTTTACCTAAAGAAGAATATAATTTAATACGTGGTAGAGATTAGTAACAAAGAGTATAAGGAGTTTGGTTATGGGACTTGATATTAATTAGTGTGTTTAGTATTTTGATTGAAAATTTGGACAAAGAAAGGAAATAAATAATAAGTAATAAACAACCCTCCGGCAATAAGTCGGAGGGTTTTGTTTTTATATTATATTGCTTCTAATTTTGTTTTAATTTGAAAATTTGCTTTGTCTATAAATGTATTTAAGTTTTTCATTTCAGGATTTTCGTTTAAAAATTTGCTCAATTCTTTTAAATTATCAATAACAAGATTATAACGGTAAATTTTATTTGTTGAGTTGTTTGTCACAGACAGCATAAAATTAATCACTTCCTTTCAAATCTCAAATCAAATTCTGATATGGTTACTAACCAGTAGAACTATGGTAACAGGCGTTTGGTTAGTTTGGTTGATAAAGTGTTAGGGTGTGAGTTGAGAGGGTCTGTTTTACATCTATTACTCGTTGGTTAGAACTTCCTCTAAACGGTAATGTTAAATCTTTTTTATCTTTTTCAAACCTACCATCTACTAAAACATCTATATTTTTCAAACAATTTATATATTTCTTTTTTTTGTGAAAACCAAGTTCTTCATATAATTCTTCAAAAGTTCTCCCTGTATATACCCAAATATTTTTATTGGCTTTTTTTAGTTCTTTTAATAATAATTCTACTCCTTTGTATTGGCAAAGACATTCTCCACCAGACAAAGTAATATCTTGTGGTAAATCCAATAAAATTTTTGTTAAATCTTTTATTTTTATTTTTTTACCAGAATTTAATTCCCAAGTAGTAGTTTTATTTTGACACCCTTCGCAATGTATATTGCAAAAAGAGAAAAACACTACGGTTCTAAATCCTACGCCATTTGAAACAGAGCATTTTTCTATTCCAGAAATGTATACAAAAGGTTCTGTATCTATTTTATTTTCTAAGTTTTTAATATCTTTATATTTTATTTCCCAAGTATCGTTAATAATATTTCTAACAGTTTCTCTGTTAGTGTTTAAAAAATCTGCTATTTCTCGAATTGTATATCCCATTTTACTGAAATTAAGAACGTTAATAAAAAACTGTTCTTTTTTTTCATAATCTTCTTTTAGTATTTTTTTAAAATCAAATTCTTTTGTAATATTTGTATAAATTTTTTTATGAATTATGTTAGAAGCAACACCCCTGCAAACTTTATATTTTTTATCTAATTTGCTAAAATTATGCTCACCGTTTATGAAATCATTACATATATTAACAACAGTAGTTTTATCTGCCCAATTTTTTTGAAATTGTGACATATATTCTTTATAATCTTCTCTCTTCTGCCAAAAAGCTCTTTTTCTTTCTTTCATATCTTTTGTATTGTCAAGTGGAGTACCTAACAACAAATGTTGCGGATTACAACATTTAGGATTATCGCAAGTATGTCTAGTTAAAATTCCTAAATCTTTACTTATTTTTATTCCTAATTTTCTTTCTAAAACTAATTTATGGAGTCCTTGTTTTTTGTTACTACCATTACTTACCCAAATATATCCCCCTCTTTTTTCATTAGGAAAATGACTAATGCAATTCCAACAACCGTTTTTATCAATTTCTATAATAATTGGTTTGGCTCTTTTATTTTCAACTTCTCTAACATTTAGTAACTCATAATGCTTATCATCAATAACTTTTACTTCGATATTTTCTATAATTTTTATATTGTTTTGATTATTTTCCGCAACCATAATATAAAATCCTCCTTTATATGATATATTATATATCTATATCATAAAAAGAGGATTTTGTCAATATATTATTTTATAATTTTATACTTTTTTATTTAAATTTCATATGTTTTATTCTCATTTTTACTTCTTGTTGCTTACCTTTATTAAATGCTGTTGTATAATCTCCTGTTAAGTAACCTGTCACTCGTCTTAATCTTTTTATATGTTTACCACCACAAATAGGACAAGTTTCTCCTATTTCATCTGTATACCCACAATCAGCACACATATCATTAGGTACATTAACAGCAAAATAAGGAATGTCTTTTTCCATTGCATATTTTACAATAGTTTCCAATGCTTTTATATTATTTTTTACAGAACCAGATAATTCAACATAAGTGATTGAACCTGCTGAACTATATCCAGTTAATTGTGATTCTATATCAATTTTTTCAAAAGGTGTCATTTCTTTCCATACAGGTACATGAATTGAATTTGTGAAAAACTCTTTATCAGAAACATTAGGGATTATTCCATATTTTTCTTTAAATTTTTGCATTGAAGTATAACATAAATTTTCAGCAGGTGTAAAGTAAACCCCAAAATTTAGCATGTATTCGTGTTTAAATTCGTCACATCTTTGTTTAAAAAGTCCTTCAATTTCTTTTGCTAATCTCATGCCACCTTCTGTTGTGTGGTCTTTTCCAATTAAAATTTGAAGAGTTTCTGCTAAACCAATTTGTCCTACAGCTAATGTTCCATGTTTTAATGCTGAACGTATTCCTTCTTCTGGAACATACCCTGCCATAACATTATTCTCATACATAAATTTAGCTGAGTTAGGAGATTGTGAACAAATCCATTCAAATCTTTCAAGTAACATATCTTTAGCTTCATAAATTTTAGTATCAAGTAATTTCATAAATTCTTTTACAACATCAGAATTGTTTTTTTCTTTTGCTTGCATTGCCAATGTTGGCATAATAATTGTAACTGGACATATATTTCCTCTTCCATCTTTTAATTGTCCAAAACCATTAATATCCCAACCGTTTGCTGTCCTGCATCCCATTGTCGCAAAATATGTTCTAGGGTCATTCTTATCATAACCAGTATTGCCACTCCAATCAACATTGGCATAATTTGGATATAATCTTTGTGCTGTAGATTTTAAAGCGAGTTTAAACAAATCATAATTTGGTTCACCTTCTTTTTGATTTACACCTTTCATACACTGAAAAATTCCACAAGGAAATATTGAGGTTCTATGAAGTTTGCCGATACCTTTAATAGAAGTATCAAGTAATGCTTTTGTAATCATTCTGCCCTCTGGTAATGTGCAAGTACCATAATTAATTGATGTAAACGGCAGTTGATTACCACTTCTTGATTGTAAAGTATTAAGATTATGATACATACCTTCTACTGCTTGATATACTTCTCTTGTAGTCATATTCATAGCATATTTATATGCTTTTGGACAAGTATTATAGATTTCTTCATCAATAGAATGTTCTGCATAGTTCCATGCTGTGTCATAAAGTTTATCTTCGCAATATAAAAGTCCATCTTTAAAATGTTTTCCAAAACTTTTTCTTACATAAGGAACCATTGTCCAATCCAAATGAGAAGCGGCTACACCACCAAATTGCATTAGACTTTGTAATTGAAAAATTACTGCTACTAATTGAAACGCTGTACTAACAGATTGAGCAGGTCTTACATCTGTTTGTCTAGTGGTAAATCCAGTTGCTAATAAATCATCAAAAGGAATTGTTATACAATTATGACTACCAGTAGCATAAGAGTTTAAATCATGTTCGTAAATTTCATTGTTTAAATGATTTTCTCTGCTCTTTTTAGACATACAGTTATATAAAGCATATTGTTTTAATACTTCGTCTGAGATAGAACCAACTTTTCCGCCAAAACTTTCACCATCTACATTAGCGTTTTGTCTATCTGGTTCAACAGGGTTTAGCTTTTCACCTATCATTTTATATAATTCTTCGTTTGGTTCTCTCATCAATTCTCTTTTATATCTGTATCTGATATATGCTCTAGCAACTTGTTTTTCACCACTATCCATAAGTAAATCTTCAACTCTGTTTTGGATTTCTTCTACAGATATTTCTTCTTTTAATTCTCTGTATTCAGTTTCAATTTCATCTGCAACATAATCACAAATAGAATTACCTTTATTGTTGATTCCGTTTTTAACTTCTATCCATGCTTTTTTTACAGCTTCTTTTATTTTATTTTTTTCAAATTCTACTTTTTGACCATTTCGTTTAATTACCATTTCACAAAGACCTCACTTTCTATTTTGCAATAGGTTATCAAGCATTACAGCCATGCTAACTCCTATTTAATCTACTTATATGATAACTTCATCATTTGTGAATCTGGAACGCTTGTACTAAGTGTTACTATAAAACTAAAACGTGCCTAATCGGATTTTAAATAAAACCACTAGATTTAGGCACGTTTTTATTATAACATACTATATGTTGAGTTGTCAAGAGTTATTTACATCGTTTTTGGTATTTTTTCTATCTAATTCCCAAGCCTTTTTCATTAATTTGTTTATTTCATCTTGTGAATAATGTGTTTCTTCTTTAGTAAGACTTTTTAAGATATTTCTAATAGTGATTAATTGTTGACAGCTATTACCAAAGTTATTTTTATCAATCCTACAATCTAAATTCCATTTATATTCTTCTTTATTGCCACGTTCTTTTTGAAATTTAGAACGGTATTTGTTGTTGTAAATATTACAAAATATTGAAATCATAAATTCATTTTTTCTTGTATTAGTAAATTCGATTAAGATAGTATTATATTCCGACAGCATAAGTGTTGGTATCATTGTAAGTATACCTGTAAGTATAAGTTTTGTAAACCTAATTTTGATTATCCAATTTTTAATCTTTTCCAACATTATTTTTCTCCTTTTCTGCATTAACTTCTTCCTCTGAAAGTTTAATGAAATTTAATGGTAATCTGCCTTTGACCTTTTTAATACCTTTAATATTTATCCACGCTTTGGCTATATAATTGTTTAAAGGTAAATTATCTTGATTGAGTTTTCTTAAATATTCGTTATCACAATATATATAATTATCACTTTCATTATAAATTTCATAATATTCCCCCTTACACCAAACTAGCGTAAGGGGTTTTTGTTCATCTTCATAAATATCACAGAATGTTTTAATATAATATTTCATAACAGTTCTTCAACCTTTCTAACAAGGACGATTTTACAAACAGCAAGTGTGTTTGTATCATAGCAACTGTAAATCTGGTTCCAAACATTTTCATTGTTTTCAAATTTTTCGTTCCAAAAATCTTTAGCAATCTGTTTTGTTGAAAAAAGTTTAACATTGTGTAAACATACATCTTCTGTTCTTTTTCTAAAGAAATAATTATATTCGTTACTACTTTTTTTACTTCCGTCTTTTCTTGACCAAATATTAGAAGTCATTTCTTCTGTAAGGTAATAAATTTTACCTTGTTTATCTTTAATAGTAATAGCATATGACCTTTCAAACATATTATCACTTCCTTTCAATTTAATCCCAATCATCAAAATCTAAATCTAAGCTATCATCTTCATCTTCGTAATCTTCTTCATCTTCCGTATCAGAAACGTCTGTACTGTCTGTTACTGAGTTGTAGCCCTCTGAAATTTTCTTATAACCGTCAAGCAAAAGGTCTTTCAACTGTGTCTGTCTGTTTTCATTTCCGTCAATAGGAATACAACGATTAACAAGTCCAATATCAGCAATATGAGTTACTTCTTTACTTGCTCTTGAAACACCAGTATAAAGCAAATTGTTATTATAACTCTTTTCGTGGCAAGTTTCCGTAAGTAAGATAATATGTGGACACTGTGAACCTTGATATTTATGAATAGTTCCACAATATCCAAGCACAAGATTCTGAGCCAAAGAATAATCAAATACCACCATATCCTCATTGAACTGAATGATAATATTGTTAAACTGGTCGATTTCGAGTACTTTTCCAATATCACCGTTAAATACCGCAATTGTTTTCGTGATAAGTGTAGTATCGTTATTGCCATCATCCAACATTTCTTTATAACCCTCATAAGTAGGAACTGAATAATTGTTCTTAGTATTCATCACTATATCACCTTTTCTAAAAGTGATTGTTACTTTGCTGTACTGCCTTGTAACACTACGTTCATTTGCTTTTGCTGGATTAATAGCTGATTGTATCATATTGTTAAGGTTGTAAGTTCCAAGTTCTTTAACATTCCATGGAGTAATTACAGCAATATCAATAGGTTTAATACCTTTATTGAATTTCTCAACATAAATATCTACAATCTGTTCGGGTGTGCCATCAGCTTTGATTAAAGTGTAATCTTTATTAGCACCAAGAGTATTGATAAGTTTATCTGGATTAAGTTGCGTTGTGTAAAGTTTTTTATCATAAATATCTTTTGCCACTGCTGACAAACCACCTTGTCCGTAACGGAATACTTTAGTAAGTTTAATATTAGGGATAATATCAGCTTTAATAAAATCATTCATAACGTTGCCTAAAGCAATAGATGGTAGCTGATGTTCGTCGCCTAAAAGAACCAAACGTACTTTAGGGTTTGTACATGCTTTTATTACCATATTATAATGCTCTAGCCCCCACATGCTAATTTCATCTCCTATGATTACATCAGAATCTATCTCGTTAGTTAAACATCTTTTATGGATTGTGTAAGCCATTTTATTAGTTTGTTCAGCTAATCTCTTAGAACTGCGACCAGTTGGAGCGAGAAGAGTATATGAAATTCCATTATCATCTAACATAGAAAGCAACGCCATTATACAAGAAGATTTGCCTGTACCTCCGGAGCCAGTAAGCATTACTATTGACTTTTCACAGAATTGATGTAGTAATTCACTCTGTTCTTCTGTTAATTCGCCATCTTTAATCTTTTTATACTTTTCCCAAGGTAAATCCAACTCTTTATTATTCTTAATCTTATCCAAAATAAAATTAGCAATATTACTTTCTGCTATATATGTTTCTGCTTTTGCAATACGTTTACTTTCATCATCATACCAGATAAGCGGACTATTAACACAAATATCTTTGATATGTTTGATACAATCTTTGTCAATTTCAGCACAATACATAGCCATTGTATTTGCGTCCATATAAGTATTATTATCTTCTTCATTAAGATTAAGAATGTGTAATGCTAAATGTTCAATCCTATCATTTGTTTCTTTTAATTCTGGACGTATTTCCATAAGCATTTTATCCACTGTTGGAAAACTCCTATGTAAGTTGTCCATGAATACTTTATAAGGGTATTTTTGAATATTCTCATCTACATGCTCTACAGTACCGTAAAGGTTATCTAATTCTTGGCAATCCTTGATAGTCAGCTTGTACTGCTTGTTATTGGCTAGTATATAGTAATATTTGAAACGTGTATTGATTTCTCTGATATAACAATTCATACGGTACTCTTTAATGTTTTTCAATTTAGACAAATCAATTTCATTAGCTTTGCCGTTGATAATCATAGAAATGAAATTAGGATAAACCGAAAGTAATGTATCAGCTTGCTTTTCTGTGGTGAATTTTGTAAGAATTTCCTTAGACTGTTCAACTGGCATATGGTCTAAGTCATTCATCATTTCATAGTCAGCAACTTTATCTACTGTGTACTGAACACCAAATCTAGGGTGAGTAGTTTCTTTAAGGTCTAAAGTATATTCTTCACCTTCATTAAGAAAAGGTAAATCACCAGAAATAGTAAAGTTACCATATTTGTTTAATACAATTTTATCTTCGTCTTTGTTGTCTGTTAAAATACAACCAAATGTACGGAAATTATTAGAAGCGTAAATTTGTCTAATAATTTTACATTTGACATTTTTAATAATGTTTTCCATAATGTTTTCTCCTTGTTTAAATTTGATAATATTATCTCAACTCTAGGAAAATTATAGCATAATTCAAGCATTTTGTCAATGGAAAATAAAGAAAAGAGAGAACTAAATCTCTCTTTTCCTTTTGATTTTTCTTAATTTCTTTGTAGTTTTAATGACCTTTTTCTTGCGATATGGATTACCATGTTCATTAGTAAAGTTTTCACATCTAGGGTTTTTTCTTGCTTCAAAAAAATTAAATGTGAATATACAAGTATCTAATTTATGGTTTTTATCGTAAATACAATAGTCACAATCCGAGCAATTTTCTTTTGGATAGATTGGCGGTCTACCTACTGGATTAGGCATTAGTTATCATCTCCTTCGTCCAATTTATCAATACGGTCAAATTGTAAATCTAAGCTACGGTCTGGGTTAATGTTGGTTACTTTGATTACACTGTGACGGTAAATAGAATTACGATATTTCTTTGCTACAAATTCGTCCTCACCTCTACGGTAGCCACTGATAATCAATATGTTTCCTCTTGATAACCAAGATTTATCTGCTTCGTATTCGTCTGTTTCCGCAATATCACGTTTATAATAAGCGTATTGTCCAGCGTTAAACTTAACAAGCACAACTTTTCCGTCAGTAGTCAATACATTTAATATATGTTTGTCATCAATTCTTGATAAAACGCAACACGCTATTTTAGACAAATCATAAATTCTCCAAGTACGTTTACCAGACTTGTCAGATTTTTCAATAAACTGTGGCTCTTGCGGTAAATCTTTGTAATCTTGAATATTATAAAAGTTTTTATCGATTCCCCATAACACATGTTTTTCTGGAAAATAAGATACAGTATCAAAATACCACATTTCTTGATTTTCAGTTTTAACAAGATTGAGATATTCATTCTGCCAATTTTTCTTATTAAATTCCTTTATAATATTCTCGTTATTCATTTCTTTTGATAACGCTTCAAGTTCTGGTTTTAATACTTTGTCTAAAGATTTATCTACTACAATAAGCATATCATTTTCATAGTAGTAATCTTTTTCCTCTGTAAGTTTATCAATATATTTTTCTTCAAAGTAAGGTCTTGCAAACTTAGGTTCTAGTATATAATCTTTTTTGGATTTAAAATTATCGTTCTTCTTATAAAAGAATTGTGGACTTAATACATACTTTCTAAATCTATATGCTTTTACAAGAGTAGGTGAAAAAGTACAACCCAATTCTAGGGCTTTAGGAAGATTAGACGTAGAAAGTTCCGTCTTAGCAGGAAACTCCCAAGTTACCAACCATTTAACCATTGATACCCTATCTGTAGAATAATAATTGAAGCAACCAGACTTGATTAACACAATCATAATACTACGTGTCACTGATGAATTACGATAAATTACATTACCTCTTTCATCAACTTTATTTGTAGGAAATTTATGAGTTTTATGATAATCATAAAATTCCTTGAATGAATTGTATGGTCTACCAGATAAAATATCTGAATAAACATCACGATTGATTTTGGTTACACCACCAAGTCCAAATAAAATTTTATCTTCCTCTACTAAAGGTGTAAAAGATAATTCAGACTTGTTAATATCTGGTGTATCAACTAATACATTATTTTCTTTTGCTTTATAAATAGATTGAGCAATTTTGCTATAATTTTTTGTATTTGAACTACGTTCTCTTTCATCTTCTGACTGTGACTGAGTTGTTACTACAGCACAATTCCAAAATACTTTTGGAAACTTAAAATAAAGATTCATTTCTTGAATACATTCTATAGAATACTCGTGCGAATGGCTACCATCAAACGCGTAAGCCTTAGACATTTCTATTTGAACTTTCCATAAATAATCAAGAAATGCTTTACTTCTTCCACATTCTTTTCCTTTTAAATATAATTTTTCTTCTGTTTCTTTTAATGCTTCTTCATTACGCTTCGCAATACATTTTCTAGCCCTATCTGCTTCTTTCATAGTAAAATTACATACATTTTTATCCATTAAAATAGCCATAGTAGTAGACTGAGTAATACAAAGTCCACTGTAAATTAATAAATATTTCTTTAAAATTTCTTGCTCGTCTTTAGGAACACCAAAATCGTCCATATCTTTGTACCAATCATTGATGTTCTTTCTGTAACGAACATATTTATCCATTGGCTGTTCACCATTTTCAACTTGTAAACGCATTAAGCCATTTGATAAAGTAAGTTCTGTAACGTTTCTTGGTTGAATTTTTCTTAAAGCTTGTTTACCTGCCATTGTGTCGTATTGAAAAGCATTTAACATTGTAGGTAACAAATCCCACATTTTAGGTTGCGATAATTCCAAGCTGTCATATTTTAAATATCTGTTATAAGTTTTTCTTAAAGAGCCTTGCCATTTAATATAATTATGTGCAAGCAAACTATCTAATTCTGCTCTAATTGTTTGCAAACAGTCAATGGAAAGTAAATCAAATTTTAAATCTCCTGCATATTCTGCATGGCGTAAATCAAACTGGCTTACGATACTTCCACTTGAAGAAACCATTAATGAACCTGTTTCAGTAAAATCTTCTTTAAGAACGTTTAAAGCACCTGCGTGAACACCAGAAGAAACTATCATTCCTTCAAAAGCCAAAGCCACTCTTAAAAGGTCTGGATATTTATTAATTTCTTTGATAAATTCTGGTACTTTTTCTCTACCTTTTTCTGGATTTCCGTATAAACAATCTTTTAAAGAATATATCTTTCCTCTCTTTACTTTAATAAGACTTTTAAGAAATCCAATGCTTTCGTCTGGTATTCCTAATCCTTTTCCCGCTTTTTCAAGCGCTGTTTTAGAGGAAAGCGTTCCCCATGTTACACACTGACATACTTTTCGTTCACCAAAATAATCTTTTATTGCTTTTATTATTTGTTCTTTCTTGAAACTTTGCACGTCAATATCAATGTCAAAAATACTTTCACTTCTTGCTATCGAGCAAAATCTCCACCAAGGATAAAATTCTTTTACATCTTCAAGCATTGGATTTATTCCAGTAATACCCAGTAAAAAGTTTGTAAGATAACAACCAGCGCTACCCCTACCAATCCCTACTAAACTATCTCCTTTGCTCCAAATTAAATCAATTACTTTTTGTACCACTGTAAAGTAATCTGACATTCTTTCGCCTTTAAATACTTTACCAAGACCAAAAATTTGTTCCATTTCAAGATTTTCTCTACTTAAATATTCATCTAAATTATACTCTGGATGAATTTTAAACAAATCAATCAAACCTTTTTCTATTTCATAATAAAAATGTTGTTCTTTTAAATCAGAAGAATTAGCATAATATTTAAGTAAAGGATATTTTTCATAATATTCTTTATATTTATGTTTAATTTCAAACTCTGGTAAGCTAGGTAAACTTGGCACTCTAGTAGTTTTTTTAATGGTAATAGGTTGTACTTTATCTGCAATTTTATTAGTGGTCTGAAACATTGTATCAATTTGATTATCATTAAAACCACTGTTATACAAACTTTCTCTTAATTCTTGTGGTGTAAACAGATAAGTAGTTTTATAAAACTTTTCTGGTTCTCTACTATCGCCACCATCTTTACTTTTTAAAAACGTAGTATGAATAAATCTATCTTCTGGTCTTTGATAATGAGCGTCAGTAGTAACAATAATAGGAATATTTTTTTCTTCGTGAATTTTCCATAACGCTTTATTTACTTTTATCTGTTCTTCGTTATCAGAATAACAAGGCTGACATTCAAGATAAAAATTATCTTTGCCAAATACTTGCTGATTCCATTTAATAAATTTATCACCATTTATCACATCATCTGTTAAGATACAATGTGGTAAATATCCAGAAACACAAGCCGTTGAAACAACTAAATGTCCGGGGTTATTTCCTACTACTTCTTCAAAATCTGAATAGAAATTAGGTCTACGGAGTAAACCTTTATAAGTATAACTCCGTAGCCATGCTCTAGCAGATAATTCATACATCTGCTTTAAACCCTCTGGGTCAAGTACATTTACTAAATAATGCCAATAATAAGGACGTTGATTTTCTGAGAATCTTAAATTATCTTCGTCTTGTGAAATTAAATAACATTCATTACCAAAGATATGCTGAAATGGTCTTTCGACATTTAAAGCATTGTAACTCTGTTCAAGAGTGACATATCCGCTACAGCTTTGATGGTCAGTAATGGCATAACCTCTAAGATTATTTTCATAACACCATTCCATACTATCTTTAATATGACATATAGCATCAGCAAATCTTAATACAGCCGAACTTATTTCTGAATGGCAATGCAAAGTAGTATAAGTATCAATCATATTAATTCTCCTTTAGTACAACTTAAATATATTTCTCTAACTTCACCTTATTCATTTTCCATAACTTCCAATTTTCATGCTCTTCTTTTGCTTTCTCAATCCCTTTATAAATCCTAAAACTCAGCACCTCTAAAAATTCATCAATCTCCATAATAGTTACCAACCCCAACCCCTCTTTAGGTTTAATAACCACTTCACCACATTTTGAATAATCAACACTCATTTTGTATTGTCTATCGAAAATGCTTTTCTTAAATCTGAACTGGCTATCAGTTTCTACCATTTCTTTAATAACATTCTCAATATCCTTATTTACAATTTTACTAATGTTGCTTTCTTCCGTTCTCTCAAACAGACTATTGTTTAAATCAATTTTCTTTACAATTCTAATCAGTTCATAAGTTACGTCATTAATCATAACATTCTCTCCTTTTACATCACAATTTCAATTTCTACGTCTGCACCAAAACTTTTCTTTAAATTATCAAGATAAAATGATAAACCGTCATTACCTACAATAATAATTTTTACAACATCATCATAAAATCCAAAATTAACTTTTGGCAGATTCTTAAATTCACCAATATTCAGCCATGAAATTTTAATACTTTCAAAAGGATTTAATCTGGAATAAATATATCCAAAAAGATAATTTTTATCAACATTTTCCATTAACCTTAAATTCCCTCTGTAAGTTTCTTTGATTTTACTACCATTAATCGTTGTACTTTTAATCTCTCTGGTAATACTTGGTTCGTCACTATCTCTTTGATAATGCTTATACATTTCTTTTCTCATGGCGTTTCTAGCTTTTTCAAAATCACTACAAACTACAACATAAGTTTTGTCTTTAAATTTTTCCATATATTTCTCCTTTCATATTCTCTATTATATCATAGAATTTATATAAAATCAATACATTTTACCATACTTCGTCCCATGAAAGTGGTTTAATTTCTTTTGCCTCTTGTGGGATTTCCTTAATTTCCCATTCCTCAATAATGGCTTGATAATATTTCCGACCATTCCAATAATTTATAGATAGGTTGCAAATAGTAGAAGCCAGTACAAACCGTTCTGACATATCATCTAACCAGTTCTCACTCTCTTTAAACTTAATGAATATTACCCCATCTTTACTAAACCGTAGCGTCTTTTTGTCTTTACCAATTACCTCTACATCAGAAACATTCAATTTAAAATCAATGGCAAAAACTGGCTTAATTAAATTATTATTCCAGATACATTCCCACTGGTCTGCAAATCCAAATAAGCATTTGGGCAAATCATCTTTTTCCAAATCATAACTTTTCACAACTGGAATTGACGGTAATTCTATTTTTTCATTAGTAAATTTGTCTTGAATATATTTATAAATCTTTTCTTCATTTTCTTTTTTATATCCAATTCCAAAGGCTTTATCATGTCCTTGCGCAATTTCAAATAAACCGCTATCTTGACATAGTTCAAGGATTTCATAATCAGACCGGCAAGAACCAGTTACAAGTCCATTACTTTCATGTGTAGCAAATACAATCGGAGTTTCGTCTTTCAATTTATTAGCGATTAAACCACTGTAAGGGTACTGTTCCACGTTTTCAAGATACTTAATGCCTAACAACGGTACATTATCAGTGCGTAGAACCATGCTACAGCCGTCTTTAATTGTTTCAGCGACAATCTTATCCTGTATAGCTTTCTGGTCTTTAATTTTGGCTAGTACGCTTTCAAACATTTCTGAATGACTATCAGTAAAACAGAAAAACAATTCAGCTTTCAATTGTTGGTTGTCACTCCTACATACTGCGTTAAGATAAGGACATATCATAAATCCTATCGACTTCCAAGTAACTTCATTAGTATAGTTTAAATTTTCATTCAGATAAGCTAAAAATTCATTCTGCATATTTGCTATAGAAGTGCCTACCATTAGAAAATCTCTATTCTCTTGTGAAAGCATATTGCAATTATCAGACACTAAACTAAATGCTACCAAGTCTACATATTTTGCACTTACACTTGTTTTACAACTTTGAGTATTATTACAATAATATTTAATAAATTTATTCACAACACCAGTACCACTAAGGCATTTATTCTTTACCCAACCTTGCTGATTACTAATCACCACTGTTTCATAATTACTAATATATTCCCTTTTATACGGAGCAATCTTGTGATGGTCTATTATCAATATATGGGTATTAAGGAAATTCAAATCTTCTTGTGCTTGATAGTCATTGCTACCTGCATCTGGCACAATTAACAAATTAATTTCATTATGCAGTACCCAGTTCTGTACGTTTTCTGTAATACCATGTTTTTTATCTGAATGAAAATATATGAAAATAGGATTCTTAACTTTTAAATCGTTTTTAAGAAAATTATACATCATAACAGCAGAAAACAAACCGTCACAGTCGCAATCTTGTACAATTCCTATATGATTAGTCTGATTGCTTAATATCTTGTGTAATAATTCTTTTCCTTCTTCCATATTATCATATCGTTCTGGGCGTTCTACGTATTTGTAAGTAGGATACAAATATTCTTCAACATCTTTAATACCAAACGCTTCTAAATATTGTTCTTCCCATCTTGACAAATCAATATTAGGCAAAATTTCTTTTACTTGCATATATACTCCTTATACTAATAAAAGCACCCTTATATAAGAGTGCTTTTACTTTTTTCTGAATTAATCTAAGTTGAATCCATTTGGATTATGTCTAGTTTTTACTGTGACTTTATTACGTTTTTCTTTTACAGGTTTCTTTGGTTCAACTTTTACTAAATTGCTTATTTCGCCGTTTTTGCTAACTAACATTGCATCTGCTACAGAAATTTCATAAGCAATCTTTTCTTCAACATTACCGTTTTCATATCGCTTATTGTACTTTCTACTCTGAACACGTCCATGAATATTAACCTGTGTACCAATTCCTAATTTACCAATAGCAGAAGCGGCTTTGCCCCAAAAGATACAAGGAATGTAATAAGATACACTACGCTTATTTGTATTGATATTAACACCTAACATAACATCAGCAATAGTTCTTTCCTGTTTAACCCAAATACCTTTCTCATCTTTAAGACCGGGGGTTTTTCTTACAATTACATCTTTTACAATATAACCAGTAATTTCAATGTTATTACTTGGTTTTGTATTGTCAGCAACGATTAAGATATTATTTGGTTTAACAAATAAGATTAACTTACTCTTGCCGTTTTCAATATGCTCATTGTAAGAAGCCATAATTCCCTCAATGCAGACTGTATAATTCTGTGAGCCGTAGGACTTTTCCTCAGTAAGTGAAAATGCTTCTTTAAGGACTTTTTCAGAAGCCATGATAGGAAGCACATCATCAGTACCACTATCTCTTTTTACACAAATGAAACTCTTATAAATATTTGCTCCTTTTGTGGAATGGTGATAAGTAAAATCCTCTGTGATAGTTCCTGTTAAAACCACCTTGTTAAGTTCTAACTCTACTTCTTTTAATTCAGTTGTGTTCTCTGCCATTGTTTATATTTTCCTTTCGTTATTAATTTGATAGATTTATCATAACATATTTTGTACGATATGTCAATGCTTTTTGAAATATTTTTCATATAATTTTATTAACCATTCTACAATAACAAATACAATAGTTAATATAATTAAAATCGGTGAAATTAAAATAACCAATATTAATTCACCAAAAAATCTTAACCAATTATATGATTCTTTTTTACTGTTCAACAATTTCTCTTTTTTCATATAACTTTTCCCATACTTCCTTGCCTTTATCAGAAGGAGAATCTTTATAGCTTAACAAAGGTTCTTTATCATTATCGTCATAGATAACATAAATCTCTTTTACAAAACCTTTAAACTTATCAATGATTTTATTTACTTTTGCTTTCCATTTAACGTATTCTTCCGTAAGTTCACCATTATCATCGTATACCGTATGATATTGTTTATCTAAAGCAATTCCAATTTTTTCAACACCTAATTGGATAAGTTTATTTCTTTTAGCGTTTTGCAAATTCATTCCAAACATACCAACAGTATTATTGATTGTTAATATATCTTCCATTTGCATTACACTCTTTGGTGCTTCAAATAAAATAGCTTCTTTGGTGTTTTCTATATTTGCTTTTGTCCAGTTTAATCCGTACAAGACAGTAGAAGCGTTAAACCTATATTCTGCGTTGTTCTCTATAAGTTTAACTGGAAGATACTTGTACCCCGTTTCTACTAACTCTGGATTGAGATTTCTACCATGTAATCCAACCAGTTCTCCATTCTCATCAAAAACAGGAATCACTATTTGTTGAGCATATGGATAAAATCTTATTCCAAACATTTCCATAGTCTGAATACTTATACCATCATTAAGAAAAGAAGTGTGATATATTTTTGGGAAAAAATCTAAGATAGCTTTATCATAAGTTTGTGTGAGTGAATCTCCGTTTTTTATACGAATATATCTACTTAAATCATCTTCCCAATTATATACTTTTGTACTTTTCTTATGAATCCTTTGTATATCATCATACGGAATGTTACAAACATCACAAACATATTGTAATGCTTCTGGGAAAGTATATTCCTCTCCCAGAAGTTTTTTTCTTTTCTGAACTAAACTATAAACAGAGTAAGAAATGTCACATATATAACAAAGAAATATCTTTTTATCTTTATAGAAATAAAGTTTATTCTTTTTACCATCTGGATTTCTCTCATGGCATATAGAAGTAAATAATATTTCTCTGTCATTTTCGTGAATCACTGTAGCACCTAATGATACAGCAACTTTTCTATAATCATCTATAGTTAACTGTTTAGTTAAACGTTTTGCGTCAATACCCATGTTTGACCGCCTTTATCTTTACTTTGTTTCGTTTACTTCTTTCATTGATTCCTTAATCATTTTCTTTAATCTTAATCTTTCAGTTTTATATTCTGCAATATAATCAGCTAATTCATAAGTTTTCTTTTTCATCCTTCTATTAATCAGTTCTGTAATAATTCTTTCTACAGCCTTATCAATAGAAGAATAATAACCAAGTACATTCCATTTAGTGTACTCTTTACCTTTAGATGATAATTTTGCACCACTATCTTCCTGTGCAATATACTGGTAAGCATCTACTACAATATAAAAACCGTCAATTACATGAATCATTTTTTTATTCTCCTTTATATAAATTATTTAATTGAAAGTGACTGACTAACTCTTAAACCATCTACACCATCAATATGTTTTCCTTCTTTTTCTGCGACTTTTACATCAGCTAACAAAGTTTTCTTGTCAAGTTTCTTTTCAGTAACTACATTAAAATACTTTTCTGGAATACGGCTTTCGTCTAACTGTCCTAACTGTGGTGCGTTATTTCTTACTGAAATAGTATATAAATTACCACCACACTTTTTAGTATTTGTGGTCTGCATAGCATATAATAATGCGTTTTTAAGTCTTTCGATAGCGTTTTCTGCTGTTTTCTTTCTTGCAGTCAATCTATCAATCTCTTTCTTGATATTCTCAATCTGACCCTCATACTCTTTGATGACGTACACATAATTTTCTGCTTTGGTATCTAATTCCCCAGACAAGCCCTCTAATGTATCTTTCAATACATCTGAATCTGGCTCATCTTCAAGCATAATCATTAACTGCATCATTTCTCCTGTGATTTCCCTTAAAGTTCCTGTTACTGCCATTTTGTAAAACCTCCTTGTTTATTTAATCTTACTATATATTTTTTCTAAAAAACAAATCCAACTACGGACTGCTTTCAGATTCAGCTTGATAACTTGTATACCTACAAGTCTTAGAACGTCTGTTACCATGTGTTACTAACTCCTATCCTAGTTTTATATCTGTCTTATCCACGTTAATCGGCTGATTATATTGGTCTGTGCAAAAACAATCACTTATTCTGCCAGTTCCCATATCTACATTAACCCATGCTTTAATGTTCTGCCCATAACGTGAAAATCTTGTTTTAAAATTATGAAGAATATGAGTAGGTCTTTTTTTACTTCCGAACCCCTTCCGATTGATTAATGTATCTACAAGTTCCAATTCTTTAGGTCTAAGAAAAGATAATATAGCACCGTTATCTAGTTTAGTCTTAATCTGTTTAGAACCATAAATACATCTTTCATCTAAAAGTTCGTTGACTTGCTCATTACCATTTAACTGAGTGCCAGTACAAGTACCTATATTAAATTCCTCAGATAAGCTTTTAAGCGTGGTTGCAATTTGGAAAAGGACTTTATCTTCTCGAATAGGAATACTTGTCATTTGTTTATATTCAGTTCCAAACTCTGAGTTGTCCCAAATATAATCGAAAAAGCAATAACTCGCTCCCCATAAATGGCATTGACGATATATTTCTTTTAACTTTGTAGCCGTAAAATCTGGTTGGTCAAATAATTCAATATGACTTTCATAAAGAATTTTTCCTGCTTCAATCAAACGTTCTTTTTCAAATTTGTTATATTTTCCGTCAAGGATTTTATGATATGGAACGCCACTTATCCATGAGATAAACTTAGGTTGAATTTCAGTTGATAAATCCATTTCTGTATTAATCATAAATCCATCACCAGATTTATAAGGATTATCTACATATTTTTCTTCATCAAAATCCCAATAACGATTAGCACATACATTACATAAATCACCAATGGAAGTTGTTGTCTTTCCTTGTCCAGATGAACCAGACCTTAATAATAAATGTCCTCTTTGCCAACCTCTGTATAAAGTAGTTAAATATTTACTTTGAAGTATAGCACCAATAACAGGTTCACTTTCAAAACCGTTTAAAGTATCTTCCCATTTTTCGCCTGCTCTTAATGTTTCTCTACATAATTCTGTATTAAATTCCATTCTAAGAGAGGTCATTTTGCCCTCAATCTTATTAAGAATTTCTTGCATAGAAAAACGATTAAACTTTTCTACTTCTGTTTCTTCTGGTTTAGTTTCATCATAAAATTCTGTAATGTCGATACCTAACTCTTTAGCTTTTCTAAGCAAACTATATTTTCTAATAATATTATAATGTAGTTCATAATTATCTACATTAACCAATTTCTTAATAGTTGCTATAAATTCAAGATAATTATTATCTGTACAAACTTCTAATTGTTCTGGATAATTCTGTAAAAATTTATCTAAAACAATTTCGTCTATTTGTTCTGCACCATTTTTAAATAACCATGATATAGATTTATATAAAATCTCATGGAATAAAATAGGTTTAAAATCATCTGAGTTGATAGGAAATTTCTTACTAATTGTTAAAGAGGGATTTTGTAATAACACCCCTAAACACATTGAAGCGTCTGACGCTGAATAAAGCATTTACAATTCCTCCCATTTAGGAATATTTGTTTCTTTTTTCTTTCGCTCAATAAATATCGTTTCATCTTCTTCAATTTTATCTGTAATCTCTTTAATTTTTCTTTGCTGATTCCAAAAATCTTTAGCCTGCACATAATATTTTGGAAAAATCTGTCCTAATCCCCATTCATTATTCCAGTCCAGTTTTAAAGTTTCGTGAAAAAATTTCAATGTCATTATCATTCCAGTCCACTTATATCCAAACTTGTCATGTATCAATGGAGCCTGCCTTTGCAACAAAGGAAAATCACATTCTTTATTACTCATATTAAAATAAATGTAATCAAGAAACGTTTCTTCAAAATATGCTTCGCTACCAACATATTTATTATTGTATTCACTTTCTGAGCAATAATAATAATTTTGTTTTGTTGTGAAAGCTTTATCTTTCTGTATCTTTTTGCCACAACAACGGCAAACAACCGTCTTATCAGCATTATTACTATTCATTTTTTTTGCCGATAATTCCTTTGTTGCATTATTGTAACATGTTTCATTGCAATAATACATTTTTGATTTATTTGGGTCTACAAAACTTTCTCTTTTATAAATACTTTTTTTACAGTACCTACATTTTACTTTTGTATCACTTTTTTTATTTTTTTCTTCCATATTATTTCCCTTTCGTTATATGTAAATTCTATCATAAATTATATATTTTGTCAATACAAAAATGAAACTCTTTACCATAAAAGTAAAGAGTTTCATTAAAAAAAGAAAGGTACTAACAGATGAAAATAAAAAACTTATAGCTTCATGCTTTTTAAGTTCATTTTTTACAGCAATATTTAACAACGGCTTTGAATGCATTTTAAGTTTTTTAAAACATATAATATCATACTCAAGATAACCATTATGATGCTTTCCTAGTGTTCCAGCACTAAGGAGGCATTTTTATATACTTAGTTGATAACAACGGTTTAAAAATTTACTTTATAGGCTAAAAGAAATTTTATCTTAACATTGATGGAGAAATAGCATTTTCTCTAAATTCATCAAAAGCTGTGATACCGACAATCCGGTTAGCTTTATTCTTTTTTTCTCTTAAACTACTATCATAATCATCCAGATAGTTTTTAAATCGTTCTTCTTGATTTTCATCCATAATAATATGAATATCTGGTTTTATTTCTTCATCGTTTCTAATCAGTACGGCAATATATTTGAACCCAGTATTCATGCTCATTATATACTGATTGATAAAAGTTTCTCTACTTATTTTTACTTGCTTGTATCTGGATTTCTTTTTAGATTGAAACGGCATTTTTTATACCTCTACAACAATTCCTCTGTCACAACAGAAGTCCACAAAATTATTATAAATACTTTCAAGACAAGCAAGTTCATCATCTGTAGCAGAACTAATCTTCCTACCCTTTCCTAACTGGTCGGCAACAACTTGATTAATATACTCTGGATAAGTTTTCCAAAGTTTCTGTACATATGGCTGAATTAAAGCTAACCATTCCTCTTTAGTTGTTACGTTTTCGTAAGGCTTAAATGTAGTAAGACCTACATTTTCATTCTCAGCAGATTTCTTAATAGCTTTTTCCATTGCATCGCACATGTTCTTTGCTGTGAATGGGTCAATAAATGCTTGCATAGCATATCTACTTCTAGCAAATACATGAGAAGTCTGCTTACAAATACCAGTAGACATAATTGTTTCATTTGTTTCTGGGTCAATACCATTTGATTTAAGATAAATTGTAAAATCACAAATATCTCTAATCATACGCATAGAGGATTTAACATTACCAGAACCTTTAGGTTGAATAAATCTAACAGTTTCACCTGTTAATTCATCAATATGGTTTTCATCTACCTCTTCATGTGCAATAAAGACAATAAAATATCCTTGTGATGTAAGTTTGTTAATCTGACCTGAGAATTTACGTCTGGCAATCTTATAACCATTAGACTTTCCTTCAATTTCACTTAAATCTCTTACACCAAACTCTTTACATACAGATTGTTCACAAAGGTCTACAAGATTTTCAGCAGTATCAATAATTACAGTAAAAAATTTCTTATGCATGGCTTCATAAGTCTGTGGTGCTGTAAGATAACCAACATTGGTCACAAATTCAGCCCAAGAATTAATAGGCATTTTATATCCTTTAAGACCATTACCACCACTCTCAGTCATTAAAAGCAAAGGTCTTTCACAGTGCATAGCTTGATAAGTTTTGCCTGTATCGTTATTTCCGTAGCAAAGTACCTTTTGACCGGCTAATCCTCCTACCATTTCTTCAATTTCAAGGTCTAAAAGTGGGTTATTTCTTTTCTTTTCGTCTGCCATTGTTTAATTCCTCCATATAAAATCATTATGTTTTATTTATATCAATTTTACTTGACAAATTAGTACAAGCGGCTTGAATTTTTTAGACTACCAATTTATCATCCAACCTATCCTAACCGCTTGTAACCACTTTATACTAATTCATAACCACTTATTTTTTAGAAAGGAGCGTCGCCCATATCAGCCATGTTCACATTTGGCTTACGTCCCCCAAGACCTTTGCCACTTGATTTCTGAGAAGAACCACTGTCTTTATTTTCTTTTGCGTCCTTTTCAATCTTTTCAAGTTTCATCTTACGCTCATTCATAAGTTCTTTCATTACTTCTGGTGTGAAAGGCTTTTTCTTTTCGTCCTCAGTATCATCTGTATAAGCAGGCTCACCACCAATTACAACCAGTTCTAATACATCAAATCCCTCTGCTACCTTTGCTTTTCTACCAAATCCCGCAGATTTCTTCTTTTCGCCACCTACATGACGCATAACAAGTTCAACGCCCAAACAGCAAGTATCACCTACAGCATAACCATTTACCACTGTTCCATCTTCATCAGTCCAACCATTTACAAATGCTTCTGCTAAATCTTCTGGAACAATTAAACTATAAGGCTCTGCTTCACTGTTAAAATTGATTGTAATAAATTCTACAAGTAACCTACCAGTTTCTTCTGCTTCTTCTGTATCGCTCTTAGGAACCGTCATTTCTGGTTTGATAGAACGGATAACACCTTCAAGTGAAAAATCTGTCTGAGATTCTGCATCTGAATTTTCTCTGTTCACAACTCTTAATCTAATCTGTGGCGAAGAAACCATTTTGCCACTATTCTGGTTATATCTATCCCAACAACTAAGTCCTACAGTAGCACCAATAATAGTTGGTGTAAGTGACTTATCTTTTGCGGCTTCTACAGCAGATACATAACTGTTATGAAGTGTTTCAAAATTTGCATACAGCTTGGTCTTTGTACCATCTTTCTTACACTCTGGACAATTAACTCTTAAATTAAAATCACCGTTTACAGTAGAAACTACAATATTTCCTTGTACAGCATTGCACTTAAACTTGGTGTTATCGTCTTTTGTTAATTCAATCTGCTTAATCTCTGTATTCTTTTCAGAAAGAGTACCAATTAAAAATCCTGTGTTAGTTGTCTGTCTTACATTCTTCATAGTTTAGTTATCTCCTTTGATTTCTTTATTTGATTTTAAATAATTACTTTTAGTTCCCTGTTCTACTATTTCTTTTTTTGACAACTCAGCGGCACAAAAAGTACTGAGGTCTGCGATATTTTTACCTCTGGTAATCATATCCTGTACAATCTTAATTGCAGAATAATAACCACCCATAGCCGCATTGATAGCAATTTCTTTTTCTTTTTGCTTCAAGTTTTCTGTAATCTGATTGATTACTTTCTGCTTTTTACTGGTTCTTGGCAATTTAATTTTCTCCTTTCTTATTGAATTATATAGCATATGATACCACTACATTACAATTTTGTCAAGGATAATATTACTAAATTTCTCAACAAAATCATTAACGTTATCGGTATATAAGATAATAATGATAGGATTGGAAACATCCATTCCCATAAGTCCGATTAAAGATTTACCGTCTAAAGTTTTACTATTATATCTGACATCAATATTATATTTACAACTATCAGCCCACTTGTTAAACTGAAACAAATCTTCTTTATTATTAAATTTTACTCTATAACAAATTCTTTCCATATTACCCTCACTTAGAAAACCAATGATTACCTAACTTAGTAAATCCATGACCGTTAGATTTACCAGTAGAAAAATAAACATATTCAGTTGTTGATAGTGATGTATTTCCATTCTCTAAAACATATCTTACAGCTTCAATATTTTCCTCATTAGGCGTTGTTTTACTTAACATTTTAGCTGTAGAAAACTGTTTTCTCTGATAAATAACATCATTCACGTTATCTGGAAAATCACTACTAAGGCAACGATTTAATACCACTTCTGCTACTGCACGTTGGCCCTCAGTGCTTTCGCCTCTTGATTCACAGTAGACCAAGCGGCTCATTAGGTCTATATCTTCTTCTGAAATTTCAATTTCGTCATACGGATTCAATTTAGTCATTTCGTCCGCAAATGACGTAGTTACAAACAAGTAGCACATGGTTAAAACAGCTACAAGTAGTTTCATCTTATAAATTATTGACTTCAATACAAAATCTCCTTTATCTCTTTTATACTAGCTCATATCACAACTTATAAACTTCCATATATAGTTTCACCTACTTTCGCTAAACTTATCACATTTTAGTTCCAAAAATTGAATTAAATTTTCTATGCTTTTAATCAAAGTTTTCTTTTCTTCTGGTGAAATTATCTCATCAGAAAAAAAGAAAGCAATGTTTGTACTTTGACTAAAAGCATTTTTGCCCTTAATAATTTTTCATAATCTCTAGTCATATTCACCTCTTAGAATACAGATACCATAGCTTTTCTAATAGTTTCTTCGGTATTATGAACATATCTTTGGGTTGTTGATAAATTCGCATGACATACAACCTCTCTTGCAACAGCAACACCGTTTTCTAAAGCTACAGCCGATATAAAAGAATGGCGTAAACTATGATTAGTTATATCCTCACTTAACCCTGCTTTTTTAGCGTTTTTCTTTAGCATTTTAGCAATTAAATCATGCCGCATAGGAGTACCATAATTACTTACAAACAGATTATCAATACCACTATCCTTACGAACCTTTAAGTATTCGTCAATATATCCTCTGCACTTATCATTAAGATATACTTTTCTTTCTTTGTCACCTTTAGCAACGAATACGATTTCATCTTTCTCATACTGCTCTACAGTTAAATTTACCAGTTCATTAACTCGCATACCAGTTGAAAGGTATAATGCAATGATAGCTTTATCTCTAGGGGATTTAGCAACATCCAACAATTTCTTTGCTTCGTCCATAGGGATATATTCTTTTTCGTGATTCTTTACTTTTGGAATTTTGATTTTAGCAGAAGGATTAGTAGAAATAAATTCCATGTCAGAAAGAAAATTGAAATAGGATTTAATAGCTGTCAGTTTACGTGCTGTTGTAGCACTGCTGTACTCACTCATAGACACTTTGTAATCGTAAATATCAGCATATGTAATTTCGGTTTCGTCTTTACCAGTAAAATCAAAGAACTGTTTTAAATCATTCTCGTATGCTACCTTTGTATGTTCATTCTTTAAACCATTTAAAAATCTTGTAATATTTGTCATAACTTTTATTCTCCTTTGTTTTTATACATAAATAATAGCATAGATACTGATTTTTGTCAATACCTATGCTACATTTTCTTATAAAAAGTATTACATTTTTGTTAAAAACATTTTTTATCTTTCTTATCTTTATTTCTTTCAAGAAATTCTCTAATTAAAGGAATTTCTGTTATAAACACCCTTGTAATATCATAATCGCAAATCTTACAATGTAAACAAGCGGTATTATATGTTGGATAAGTTATTGAAACTCTACGTTTTCCACACTTAGGACAGTATAAATCATTTAAGCGTTTCATCATTTTTCGTCTTGCTTCTGCCTTTTCTTTATAAGTTACATCTTCAACAGACCTAAATATCTTATCCAACTTTTCTCTTGCTTCTTTAGCTTCACCTTGCCAAAGAACTTTTATTTTTTCTATTTCTACTATTATATCTTTTATTTCATGTCTTAAATTGACGCTATAATCTGGATTAAGTTTTGCTACTTTTAATAATAAATGCTTATCATCATATTTTTTTGATTTTAAAACAAATCCTAAAAATCCTGGATACAAATAAGTAGAAAACAGTACAATACGTCTATCTACATCTATTGTATATTTTCTATTCTTTTTCATGGCTTCACTACGCTTTTTATTTGCTTTGCGTCTTGCCATTAATGCCCTACTCGCCAAATTTATCACTCACCTCATTCCAAGTATCAACATGGTTCCAATACCATTCTAAGTAATCATCTTGATATACCTCTGTAATTTCTTTTTTATTGTAATCGTAAGCAAAATTAATATTTTGACTTGTATCCTTACCAGAACGTGTCACCCAAAATACTTCTACAATATTTTTGAAAACCACATTTTTTATATCGTGAAATTCAGCCCAAATTTCAAATATCTGTTCAGCTTCATATTGAGTTTCTGCGGCAATATTAATAGGTTTTCCTGTTCTTCTGTGTTGAGTTTCTACATCAAGATAAGTAAAATAGAAAGCATAAACATTAAAAGTTGGATTTGTTTTTTGTTCTTCTTCATCTTTTTCATCTAATAATCTGCGTTTGTAGCTTAAATATTCGTCAGCGTTATCAAAATTCAAGGGTTTTTTTCTAGTTTTCAAAATAATCAACTCCATTTTCGTCTAATTTACATTTCATTTTTTTTCCTATATCTTTACATATTATTCTAACTCTTTCTCTTGTTATTCCAAATTCAGAAGCTATTTTCTCTAATGTATCACCTTGTAATCTCATTATGAAAATTTCATAATTTCGTTTTGAAATTTTCAATTCACTAAATACTTTTTTAATATCAATCTTAAAGCAAACATCATTTTCAAAAAACGAATTTTCATTTACAATAAAATCTAAAATATTATAACTCTCTTTATCTTTATCAAATTTATATTCAAAATCCAAAGATAAAATCTCTTCGTCTGGAATATACTTAGCATATTTTTTGTTTCTTAATACTAACAAATATTCATTTTTCATTATTCTAATCAAGTAAGTGCTTAATTTAACACCTTTTGTTTCGTCATAAGAATTAATACCTTTCATATATCCAATAGCAATTATATCATACCACTCTTCTATATCTAAATGATTTTTCCAACAAAACCAATAGATAAGATTGTGGTTTTCTTCTGCTAGTTTCTTTCTATCAATAGAGGGGGTAGTTTCCACTTTTTATATTCCTTTCATACTTTTTATATTAAAAACCGTTTTGGATTTCTTAATGTCTTATATACTCTATAATATGCTTTCAACACATACGAACCATCTTTTTCAACAGTTTCAGTAAGGTCTAAAGTTTTATCAAGTTGCTCGTTAAATTTAAAGTCTTTGAAACTTCCTTCAAACATTACTTCTAGATTAATAGCTTGTTTAATAGAATATCTTAATTCTTTTGTCTATTTCATCAACAAATATAACACCATAATCTAAAATCTTTACATAAGAATCGTAAATATCTTTATTAAAAGGTTCTTCAATAAATCTACGAAAATATTCTTTCTTACTAAGTTCTTTTTCTATATAAAAAGCAACATTAACGTTTTTATTACAACCACTACACACACAATAATCTCGTCTATCAATTTCAAAAAATATTGTATCTCTTAAAAATTTATTAATTTCAGTACAGAAATAACATTTATTAAATTCACCTTTTTCTATAGTAGTTTTATCTCTGACTGTCAATTTTTCAAACTCTTCCTCAGTCAAAACTATTTCCATCTTCATAAAAAAATTTTTCTCCTTTCATTATGTAGTAATGATTTCTATATAAAAGAATAACATAAACATTTGGTTTTGTCAATAGATAAAATAAAGATTATAAAAGAAAATGTTTAAACAATAAAGAAAATAAAAGAAAATAAAAAAATAAATTAAAAACTCCGTGGGGAAATTTTTAAATCTCGCTATTACCAAAACGAAAATCCCCACTAACTTCGGGGGGGGAAATCATTCTCGCATATTCTGGGGAAATTTCTTACCTCTGGGAAAATTCAGAAAATTCTGAAAGATAATCCCTGAACACCTGTTCGATTGTGAATTGTTTCAAACAATTCGACAATTCAGTTCAAATTTCCCTTAAATTGTTCAAAATTGAACAGTATTTTTCATTTACCAAAAAAATCCATACAGTAAACCGGATAACCTATAACCAGATAATCTGCCCGTTTTCAACTTTCCAGACCGATTAAAAACTATTTAAACCATGTTATAACGTATTACAAGCCGTTTCTAGCCATTTTACATACTTATTTGAATAAATTACCATTGACGTGTTAAAACGTCTAATTTTAGCTTGTAGTAATTCATACCATTCTAATAGGTTTATTCTGGACAACTACTATCTTTTCTGTATTTGATTTTTCTGAAATAAAAAATAGGCATAAACATAAGAAAAATTATTCCTATGCTTATGCCTATGCTTTATTCGCTTTATATCGGCTCTATATGCGATTGTAAATCCTGCTACAGCCTTTTAATACTTCCAGTCAATAAAGACTTGTTTAGCCACTGTTTAAAGCTGTATGCTGTCTTATACTGCTTTCTATCCTTATTATACAATAAATACAATGCTACAGTATCAAGTTGTCTGTAGTCCTTTGTAAAATACATCTTTTCACTTCCCTCTTTTTTATAATTATATAAAGTATAACAAATTTATATATAAAAGTCAATGGAATATCATAAATAAATGTTTAGAATAGTATAAGAAAACATTAAAATTATCAGACAATTAAAAAATTGTACGTTAGCTGTTTGCCCTATCTTCTGTTATTTCTCTGCTAGGATTCCCCACATCTTTTGTATGGTTTAATTATACCAGACTATCACAGTTTTGTCAATAGCTTTTATAATATTTTTCAAAAAAATAAAAAGACTTTTTCAAGCCCTTTTATTCTGTTCACTAGTGAACTACCCATTGTCTAAAGCCAATGGGCTTCCTGCTTCCCTGACCT